ACACTTTCTACAAGTTCGTCTACGTTAAGAGGCTCTGACATTGGTTTTTCTTCAGGCTTTACCGATATTTGGACTTCCATGTCCTTTGTATCTTTCTCAGTAGTAGGGTTTGGTTGTTGTACTGGCGGTCCTTGTTGTTGGGAAGGCTGTTCAGTGTAATCTTCCTCGGGCATTCCCATGTCAACACCGGTGTCCTGTCCGTCGTCAATTTGTGCTCCTGTATCCGGCTCGCTCATTTTACCATAGGAAGTATCTTCTGGTTGTCCGTCATATCCTTTATCCTGTCCGTCGTCTTTATAAGGATCAGAAAAGGAGTCATCTTTAACAGAATTAAAAGCTTCCTCTTGTGCCTCTTTTTCTAACTTAGCCAACTCCTCTTGTAAGTCCTTTAATGCCTTAGCAGAATCGTAACCTTCGCACCCTGTATCATATAAAGGATCAGCTGTGCAAGCCTCTTCGTATTGTTGCTGGGCATATGCCTCTTCGTAACCCGGACATTGCGAATCATAAAGAGTGTTCATCTCACATTGTTGTGAAAAATATGCTTCAGCATAACCCGGACATTGTGAATCGTATAATGGACTTGCAGAACACTGCTGATTAAAATACGCATCTTCATATCCTGGACATTGATAATCATACAACGGGTTGCTATTACATTGTTGCGTAAAGTAGGCATCGGAATACCCTGGACATTGAGAATCATACAAGGGATCTGCCTGACATTGTGCCTCAAAGGAAGGTTGAGTAGCAGCCGCCCAGTTTTGTAGATCTCCGTCGTAATATTCTCCTACCATTGACTCAAAGATAGATGTTACATCTTCTTGCTGATCCAACGGCACTTCTTGACTAACCTCTCCCCAATACCCAACGGTTATATTTGAGTAATTGATATTGACGTCATCGTAGGTACTTGAGAATGTTCCGTCCTTGTTAATATCTAAAGAGAAGGTATTTAAATTTGGCCCGTTTTCTTTTTGGCTTTCGGTTCCATATATTGTATAAAATTCAGCAATATCAATCCATTCGTACTTCATGGAGTCGTCTGTGCCTGTTGTAACATACCTAGTCCCTTCAATACCTACAAGGTCTGTCCATAAAGGAGCTATGTAGTAACTCATAATCTGAGGACTTGGAAAATAGTTGTAACTGTTTATTGCTTCTTGTGGATCCCATGTAGAACCTATACAATAGGTATTCGTAGGATCACAACCTATAGCAGCCATTGGATCGTAGAATCCTACGATGCCATTATCGTACATTACAGAGTGCGTGAATATCTTTCCGTAAAAAGGAAAGGCAAAATTCAAAGGCACTAGAGCATATTCATCATCGCTGATATCATGCTCTGTTACAGTTTGTGCGTTAGAGTAGAAGGAGCAGAGCAAGAGCCCCACCGCCAACAAACCACTTCTTAGTATTGTTTTCATTGTCGTCCTTCATTTTAACTTCATCCAAAGCATTGTCTGGAACAAGTTCAGGATTGGCTAGCCAAAGTTTTTGAGCTTCTGCACCGATCTTACCTTCGAAAGGACAAGGGGTACCTGCCATCAACATGGCTTTGAATACTCTTTCATCTTGACACATAGCTGAAACTGCGGCAACTCTCATTCCCATATCATATAGAGTTTTAGAAAGTTTAATACGTTCACAGTTCATATCCCTAACGGACTTGCCGCCTGATAAACCCAACACTTGAGTTTGTATCGCGGCACTGACACCTGTTGTACATAAGTCTTGAGAATAAGAACTACCAATACTCGGTGCGATTGCGCTAGGAGGGGGTGACTTTATTTCCTGTACAATCTTTTGAGTTGAATTAGTCTCATTTACATTAATGTTCTCATTTCTGCTGTTATTGTTGTTGGTGTTATTTGTTGTAACATCAGAAGTAGAGTTACTCGTACTATTGGAAGTAGAGTTGCTAGTGGTGTTGTTGGTGTTAGTATTTGTATTATTGTTCGTGTTGTTATTAGTATTCGTATTGTTGCTGGTACTATTAACATTCTGATTTACATTGGTATTGTTGTTGTTAGTATTAGTATTGTTACTCGTGCTGTTTACCGTACTAGTATTAACATTGGTATTGTTGTTAGTATTCGTGTTGGTGTTGTTGCTCGTAGATGTACCGACATAATTGGTGTTATTATTATTGGTATTAGTATTCGTGTTAACGTTATTACTAGTTGATGTGCTAGTATTATTGTTGGTATTGTTATTAGTGTTCGTTGCGGTACTGGTAGCGTTTGAGGTACTGTTTACCTCGGATGTGCTATTTGTGTTCACGTTTGTTGTTGTGTCTGTACTGTCTTGTGCATATACGTTTGCAACCATCATAAAAAGAACTGCTGCTAATGAACTTGTTATTAGCTTATTCATTCTGGTCTCCTAGATTAATTTATTTTTATGTACACCTCCAAAAACTCTTGACATATCAAAAAAAACTCTGTATACTTGTATCTGTATTTATAAAATATCCAATGTTTATATTCGTTGGTTATGGTATTATTGGTATTATTTTTTAGACAAAAGTCTTATAAATCTCTATGAGAGAGAGGAAGGGTTATTATGGGAATGTTAAATTACTCTGGATCACTACGTTATAGCAAAACGGGTAAAAAGCGTAAAACTAAATCAATGGCTACCCCTCGCCGCCCGCGCAAAGAGTTTGTCCCACTCAAAGTTGAACCCAATATACATCATCAAAGATCAGAAGAATTTCATAAGAAGTATCCCTCATTAGATACGGGTGCTTGTTCAACACATAAAGTCGAATCTCAAAAATACACTGGAGACCTTATAACCGGCATTGCTACTATGCACAAATCCAATGCCGTTCCAGTTATGAAGGGTACGGATCAAGCCAAAGACATCGCTAGAATGCGACGTTAAATACCAAAAAACTTCAAAAAGTGCTTGACATCCTCATATTTAGGTGTTATAATTATACTATAACATTTAGGAGAGACTATGAATATGAAATATGAGGGCCCGTTAACGGCTGCATTTGAAAGTGACGTTGAAGGCGTTGTCAAACAAGAGTTTATCACATACCGGGTTAAAGACGGTTTGCTGAGAAAAGAAACAACCACTAGAGTTTTTAATAAAGACTATACTGATTGGAACGATACATCATCAATCGAGCCAATTGTTAAAGTCGAAGGAGATTATGTATGATAGAGTCTTTACCAACTCTTTATAAGAGAGATACCAAGGGTAAGATCCGTGTTTGGACTATTGAGTATACCGACGAAGAACCAGGTATTAGAACAATCGCAGGACTTCAAGATGGTAAGCAAGTTACTAGCGCTTGGAAAAAGACTGAAGGTAAAAACACCGGCAAGTCTAACGAAACTACAGATTACACTCAAGCAATTGCAGAAGCCAAGGCAGAGTGGAATAAGAAAGTTGAAAAAGAATATTTTGAAAACGTAGATGACATTGACTCATATACAAAGTTCCAACCTCAACTAGCACACGACTATTCAAAGCATCCTCAGTTTGACGGACTGTCTCAACCTAAGTTAGACGGCATTCGTTGTATTGCTAGGAAAGATGGATTGTTTACTAGATCAGGAAAAGAGATCAACACTTGTCCTCACATTGAAGAATATCTAAAAGAGTTTTTTGAGGAGAACCCTCATGTAATTTTAGATGGTGAACTTTACAATCACGAACTGAAAGAAGACTTTAACAAAATTACTTCTCTTGTTAGAAAAGAATCTACTTCAATTGAAGAAGCCGCGGTAAGAGAAGCAATTGTACAATACCACGTTTATGATTGCGTGTTTACAACTAGCTTAGATGCTGATTTCTCAGATAGAATTTCTTTTGTGTCCGATGTATTTAATATTATATATTTAGAAGACGGGCAAATGGCTCCCGTTCAATCGGTACCAACTGTTTATTGTGGCGACCAGGATGCTTTAGATGAAAGATACTCTTTTTATCAAGCCGAGGGTTACGAAGGACAAATGGTTAGAAACAATGCGCCATACGAAAACAAAAGAAGTAAGAACTTGCTAAAAAGAAAAGAGTTTATCACTGAAGAATATGATGTTGTTGCTGTTTTAGAAGGCTCAGGAAACTGGGAAGGTTATGCTAAACACTTTACACTAGACTTAGGTGACGGAAGAACTTTCAATAGTGGAGTTCGAGGCAATCAACAAGTATTGAAAGAACTATTAGAGCAAGAAGTAAAACCAACTTGGGTTACTTGCAGATATTTTGAAAAGACACCAGACGGAATCCCAAGGTTCCCGGTTGTTATTGATTGGGGAGTTAATGCACGAGATGACTGATAAGGAGTTTTCACCTGAGGAACTCGCAAATAGTAATAGAATTTTTAAAAGTGCTACACCCAAGTATGATTGGTCCTGGTGGATTAAATGGTTTGGCAGTATAGCAGTTTTAATTGCAGTATCCATTAGATCAGCAGGACTTGCTGAATTTATTTTATATGATTTAGTTCTTTCCCTTGTCGGTGCATCTTGTTGGCTTGTTGTTGGCTTGATGTGGAAAGATAGAGCTTTGATTATGCTCAATGGCGTTATTACCTTTATGTTATTGAGCGGTCTAATAAAAGTATTGGTTGCATGATTATAACCAAAGAACGTTTAGCCATATGGATGGATTATGTTAGATATCAAAATCACCTGAGCTCTAGATTCAGTGATTGTTTCTTTACAAGTCAACTTGATAGTAAGGCTTGGTTGATTGAATCAATTGAAGACATGAAAATATCCGATGTTGTTATATTCGGAGGGTGGTACGGTGTTTTAGCAGGGCTACTTTCTGATAACTTACTTTTCAAGTCTGTAAATATTACAACTGTAGATATAGATCCAGAGTGTAAAGACATTGTTAAAAGAATAACATTGCCTGACGATAACATATATCCTGTAACCTGTTCTATGGAAGACTTTGAATACAAGTTAACTCCGGACATGGTTATTAATACTTCTTGCGAACACATTACACAAGAGCAATACGAAAAATGGTGGAATAATATTCCTATAAATACTTGGTACGTTTTACAAAGCAATAACTTTGATATAGACGAACATATTAGAACAGCTAGTTCTTTGGAAGACTTTGAAAGACAATGTACCGACATAACAGGCATTATGTTTAAGGATGAATTTGAGACAGGTGGGTTCACCCGGTATATGATTATAGGAAGAAAATAATGAATCTCACAATGCCGTCCGCTTTTAAACAGGCGCAGTTTGTTATAAGAATGAATGCTATTATTGCATTCGTTCTGCTATTTAAATACGCATCAATCTTTTTAATACCTCTCATTTGGTTTGGCTTCTTGTTATATGGAACCTTATTTGAGATTTCACTTCATCGCTACTTTACGCATCGCTCATTTAAAACAAGCAAATACAAAGAGTACCTATTAAGGTTCATTGCCTTTTTAATGGGACAAGGTTCTATATTAGGTTGGATCACTGTACATAGAACACACCACAGATATGCAGACACAGAAAAAGATCCTCATAGTCCAAAGTATATGCCGTTATGGCGAGTCCTTACTGCAAGTTATGGTGACATGACTTCCCCTAGAATGATAATGAAAGAACTTAAAGGCCCTGACGCTGAGTATTTAAAATGGGAAGCAAGATATTATGCGTTCCTTTGGGCCGCCCTATGGATTTTAACTTTATCTATTAGTCCGGTATTGTTGTTTGTTGTTTCAGGTGGTGCTACAATACAAATCATATCAGTCGGATTATTAAATATTATATGCCACCAGTATGGCGACAAACCATATGAAAATGCTTCCGCTTATAATAACAAATGGTTGAATCTTCTTATAGGTTACGCCAACCACAATTCACATCATCACAAGCCATCGTCGTCCTACCACAAGCACGATCATGTTGGTTTTATTATTAATAAATTTTTTGAGGACGTAAAAGAGAATGGCAAATAACGAATCAGATGTAGATGGTATTCGATCTAGAACTAAAGAACTAGAAGCACAAGTAAGTCCGACATTTTGTTTAGCGAAGTGGCATCACACTTCCATCTATATGTATAGCGGACAAACCCACTCTTGTTACCACCCTCGCCCACACGATATTCCTTTACAAGGGTTGGCAGAAAATCCAGCGCAGTTACACAATACTCCTCAGAAAAAACAAGAGCGTGCTGAAATGCTTGTTGGTGAAAAGCCCGATGGCTGTAAGTATTGTTGGAATGTTGAAGGACTTGATTCAGAGAATCCTGATATGCCTAATACCCATATCAGTGATAGAATGATTCGTAATCAGTCAATTCATACACCAGAACGTATGGAAGAAATTTTAGCTAAGCCATGGGACTTTGATGTTAACCCAGAATATATTGAAGTAGCATTTTCAAACGAATGTAATTTTAAATGTGGTTATTGTCACCCTGCTGTTAGTTCTAGTTTTTATAATGAGATGAAAAAACACGGACCATTTAATATGGTTGAGAATCACGCATTAGATATTGACTACATTGAGGCAAGTGGACATCTAACGTCTTTAAAAGATGAAGACACCAATCCTTATGTTGCTGCTTGGTGGAAATGGTGGCCCGAGATGTCTAAGACATTAAACATTCTTAGAATTACAGGTGGCGAGCCGTTACTACACAAATCGACTTGGCGTTTGTTAGAAGAATTAAAACAAAACCCTAAACCTCATTTGGAGTTAAATTGTAACTCTAATTTAGGAATGGTAAATCGTCATGTTGTTAAGTTAACCAAATACATCAATGAACTTATGGAACTTGGAGCAATTAAGAAGTTTAAATTGTTTTCTAGTATGGACACCTGGGGCCCTAGAGCAGAGTATTTGCGAACAGGACTAGACTTAGAGAAATGGGAAAAGAATCACGACACTTATATTAGAGGTTGTAAGTCTCACATCACGCACATGGTAACATTTAATATTTTATCCGTGTCGTCATTTAAAGACTTCTTACAAAAAATATTAGACTGGCGTGCTGAGTATAATGATGTAATTCCAATCATTGATCCTAGAAACCCAAACGACAGAAAGATTCGTTTTGACACTCCTTACTTAAAGGAGCCACTACAATATGATATGCACTTGTTGCCTAAAGAAGAATACCTTCCTTACTTCGACGAATGTTTAGATTTCATTCAAGAGAATATGAACGAAGAGGATTGTAGGACATTTAGCAAATTAGAGTATGAAAGATTTAGACGTGTTCGAGATTATTTTGCAGAAGTTAATTATGATGAGAATAAAGTTAAAGAAGGACGAATAGATTTTTACAATTGGTTTACAGAACTTGATAGAAGAAGAAACACAAACTTTGTTGAAACTTTCCCAGATATGATTCCTTTTTGGGAACTTTGTAAGGGTTTGGCAGAGGAGAAAAAGGCAAACAGAATAGGAGTCACCCAGATTATATGAGGCTCCAATGGCAAATTTAATATTAGGTTTAGGCGATTCTCTTATCGGAGGCTGTGAGTGCGAGTCCCCTCCCAAACATTCTTTTATTGCTACTGTAGCTAAGGAGTTTGGCTGGGATCACCTTGTGATTGCAGAATCAGGCATATCAAATCTTGCAACTATAACAAATGCCTTTACTAGTGATTTTGATTGGAGTAAATACGACAAAAAAATTATTATTATTAATATTGCACATTATCAAAAACTAAGTTTACTAGCAGATAGAAGAGAAGACAGGAATTGGGAAACATTTCTACCCAAAGGAAAGAAATGGGCTAGTTGGTCAGAAAATAAAATAATAGTTAATAATGGTTTAAAAGAATTCATCACACCCGAACTCGGACAAAGACAATTTTATTCTGATTATAAATTATTAGAAGCATTTAAAACATTACACGGGTTCAGCGATATTTTTATGATACCTTCTATAGAGAATCTTACAAAGGAATTTTTTTCGCCAGACATCGAGGGTTACAATGAGTTTCCTTGGGAAAATATTTTAGAGATTGATGGCATACGATCATCCTGGCATTGGTGTTATTGGAAAGCCCATGGTGTAATAGATTACAACGCAAGAATAGATCAGGATTGGTGGTTGTTTTCAAAGGGCGAAAAAAGAACAAGATATTTTCATGAAAGAGGACACCCTAAAGAAGAGATGCAAGAATTATATGGCAAAGCAGTTGCCAACCACCTAAGAGAAAAGATATGAAAATTTTTATAACAGGCATTGCAGGATTTTTAGGCAGTCATTTAGCTGAAGAACTTTCTGCGTTGGGACATGAGGTATCGGGCAACGACAATCTTGTAGGTGGTGAAGTTTATAACGTACCTAAAAATGTAGACTTCTCTTTTGCTGATTGTACTGACTTTTGTGCAATGGAAAAACTGTTAGAAGGTGTAGACATTGTAATACACGCAGCAGCCACAGCACATGAGGGGTTGTCTGTATTTAGTCCATCCTTTATTACTAAGAATATTTTTGAAGCATCAGTTACAACTATCTCAGCAGCCATATCAAACAATGTTAAGAGGTTTGTATTCTGTTCTTCCATGGCAAGATACGGTAATCAAGTAGCACCCTTTACTGAAGACATGGATCCAAAGCCGGTTGATCCTTATGCGATTGCCAAGGTAGCCGCAGAACAAGTATTACAAAATCTTTCTGAAACACACGGCATGGAATGGAACGTCGCTGTGCCTCATAATATTATTGGGCCGAGACAAAGGTATGACGACCCGTTTAGAAATGTCTTGAGTATAATGTTAAATAGAAACTTACAAGACAAACCTGTTTACATATACGGAGACGGTGAGCAAGTTAGATGTTTTTCTTATGTGTCTGAATGTACGGACTCATTAATTAAAATGGCACTAGATCCTAACATTACAAGTGAAGTTATTAACATTGGCCCTGATGAAGGTGAGATTACTATTAATCGTTTAGCAGAATTGGTTGCGAGCGAGACTGGTTGTAACTTAGAACCTATTCATGTTGCAGATAGGCCGAGAGAAGTTAAAATATCCCACTGCTCAAGCGATAAGGCAAGAAGATTGTTAGACTATAAACCTACTATTACACTTCAAGAGGCAATAAGAAATACAGCAGATGAAATTCGTATACGTGGGACAAAAGAGTTTGATTATACTTTCCCTTTAGAAATTAATTCAGACATTACACCGGACACCTGGAAAAAGAGACTCATTTAATGAATGATTGGGTCAATCCTTATCAACAAAGGATCAGGAATAGCCCGTGGATTCCAGAACAAGATAATATTTACAGTATAGGTGTAGCTGGTTCATTGTATGAGTGGACACAGGCGAATGGCAAATCCCTATTCCATTTTCTAGATCTAGAAAAACTAAAAAACAAAAAAGCAATCCTTGTTATTGATTATACTATTGAAGGTTATGATGAGCCTTGGATTTATGATTGGCTTTACAAGGAATCAAAACGCTACGGGATATCACCCGAACAAATTGTTTATTGTCCAGGTGACTTGAGCGCTAAATCTGATATAATAAAAACTATACCCTTTTGTTGGTTTGAGAAAAAAGCGTTTCTCAATACTTTAGAACAACCCGTCCCAACATTCGAAGATCATTTAAATTATAAAAAAGATAATCCGACTTTGTTGTTTAATTGTCCTCAAAAAAGAATACGTGGGCACCGAAAACTTTTTGATACTAAAATAGAATCAATTAAAGACAAAGGGATATACAGTTTTATCGGCACCGATCAATTTATAGAAGGCGATAAACACGAAGAAGAACTAAGTTATTACATAGATAGATTCCATCAGCAATACTGCCTCGATACGTTTGTTACCATTGTTAGCGAGCCACAATATTTTGGTGATAGCAAATTTTTAAGTGAGAAAATATTTAAACCAATTGCCTGCTCACACCCATTTATAGTTCTTGGAACACAAGGGTATCTCAAGGAGTTAAAAAAGAAAGGTTATAAAACTTTTGATAATTGGTTTGACGAATCGTATGATGAGATGCCAGATAATCTTAGAATGGGAAGTATAATAAATACGTTGAAAGAAATTGATTTGATACAGGACAAAACATCTTGGTTTGAATCTATGAGAGAAACATTGGAGCATAATTATAAGGTAATGCAGACTAATTATATTAATCACAATGTAGCAACTACTATACGGAATTACGCTAATGAAATTTGCTTTTGAGGATAAGACATATTTAAATAATTTTAAATTGTGTGGTGATAAGAATAACTCAGGCTTGTTACGATTCACCCCCTGTCCTATGACCTCTACACTTGTTAGGTATTGGCAAACTAAAGATAGGTATAACAATTTAAGTTTTGCTAATTATTCTATTTACCACCACGGTATCGATTCAGACACTACAATAAAATATCTAATATCGACAGGTGTTAATCACAGTCCAGGAGAATGGTGTGGCCCTGATAGAATGGGACAAGGATACAATCCCAGCCACCCAGATAGAAAAAGTGTTTTTGCTCTTTTGAACGACAAATATTTAAAGGACTTACAAGACAACAATGCCATGTTAATGTTGGACCAAAGTCATGAGGGGTATCAAGTACCTTGGCTTTGGAGTTGGTTTCATAACGAATGTGATGACAATAACATTTCACCTAGAAATATAATCTATGTAACCGGCAATTGTTTAGCAGAAGAACAATATACTTCATGGGCAAATACACATGGCATTGTAACAAGAATTAAAGTTGTTCCGTATACACACTTTGAAAATATGATTAATGTAACTGCTGAGAATAGAGTTAGAATTGACGGTGGAGATCCGTTGCCAACATTTGAAAGCCACATTGAACATAAAACTAATAACCCTGAGGAACTAAAAACTTTTAACGCATTACAAAAAAGAATTAGACCTCACAGAGTTTGGTTATACAAGATGTTGCACGACCATAACCTATTGCAAGATGGACTCTGTTCTATGAACGAGTTTACACAATACAACACCTATTTAGAAGGCAAGTCTTTACCTGAAGATGTTATAGATAAATATAATGAGGGTTTGCCGTTAAAGGTTTATAACAAAGCAAACAATGAAAAAGATGACGGGTATTATATAACAAGATTTAATGATGAAACAATACTCAACACCTTTGTAAGCGTTGTAAGCGAGGCATCGTTTGCTGATATGGATCAGACTTGTTTTTTAAGTGAAAAAACTTTTAAGTCGATTGCTGAATATAGTCCTTTTATTGTTTATGGCAATAGGCGTTCTTTAGAGTTTTTGAAAGACTTTGGTTACAAGACATTTCATCCTCATATAGATGAGACTTATGATACGCTACCAACATTTGAAAGATTGGAAGCAATTATTAAAGAAATAACTAGAATTAAAAATATTGAAGATAAGGTTGAATGGTTTAAAGGTATGGAAGATATATTACAACACAATAGAGAAGTGTTGAGAAAAAACTCTAATGATTATGTTCCTAAAGCAATGATAGACGTCCACAGATATTATGAGGAAACTTTAAATGTACGCTAACGAATATGACGCAATTAATAAAGACTTAGAGCGTACTAGAAAAGCGGTTATTGTATTCGGTGATTCTTTTGTGGAAGGTCAAGGCTCTATTGATGAAAAGATTTTAAACAAATACCCACATCACATAGACGACGGTAATGTAATAAAATTCGATATAGACGTAGAAGAAAAAAAACAAATTGTTAAGGATTTTCCAGATATACAATTAGAGTTACTTGGCGCAGAAGGTGATATGCGTTGGGAGTTAAATGTTGTACACCATGAAAGAAACAGAAACTTTGGTGCTCATCTTTGCAATGAGCATTTAAATAAAGAATGGACTCATATCAATTTTGGCATGAGGGGTAATGGTAACAGAGCTAGTATAATGAATCTTTTTCTGCACCCGTTTTTGAATTTAGACGTAGCTAAAGAGTTTATTATAATATATGTACCAAGCGGCCCAGAAAGATTTGATTTCTCTCATAGAGAAAATCCAACGGGAGGTTCACCGGGTCATTTCTATTTTGAAACTATGTGGCCTACTGCTAATACTGCGCGGGCCGGTTTACAAGATCAATTTGAAAGACAAACTAAAGGTAAACCGACTGATATAGAGGACAGGGCATACTACCGGGCTTCTTTGTGGGAGGCTTATGGGCATTACGTTTACTCAGAGAGAATGATAGCACAAGAACAAGTCTTACATTGGCAAGTATTAAACCAATGGATGCGTAGTAGAAAAATAAGAAAGTTTTTATGGACTCCTGCATTTGATAACCGTTGGTCAAGAAAACATTTTTTACGATCGGGGTTGGCTCCATCCTTAGTAGATAGTTTTCCGTGGGATAAAAAATTCAGCCCAGGAGGATACAACTCATTTGTAAATCTTGTAGAAGCTCAAGAAGGGCTAAAGTACAATAGCTTTTATAACTACATGGGCACAGGATCTCCTGAGGGCTGGATTACAGCGTGCGCACACCCATCATACAAAGGGCACAAAAGATTCGCAAAAACAATTTATGAGGAATTAAAAGATGTCCTATGATCCAATGGCGTTTGACCAACTTATAGACGATACGCCAATTAAAAAATTTAAGAACCTAGGAGATGGTTTCAGATCCGAGCACGACGAAGATGGAGTTTTGTTTCCTGCTCCTATTGCTCTTTGGGAGAAATATCCTTTCCTCCCTTTAATGTCTAGTTCCAGCCCTGGCAACGTCCAAGACTTTGTTATAGGTGACACCGAGAATGACTATGAACAACACAAAATAGAAATGGGCCCTGATTGGAAATACTACAACACACCTATAAAATATATTATTAATGATAATGGTTACCGAGCGCCTGAATGGAACACCATTGACTGGGAGAATAGTTATGTCCTATTAGGTTGCTCTTGTTCATTTGGTGTTGGATTAGATGAGGAAGAAACTTTGTCTAGGCATTTATCAATTGGACTTAAGGCTCCTGTTATAAATCTGGGCTACCCGGGTGGTTCCAATGAAACCATCATTTTCAACTTGTTGAGACTTCTTAAACACTACCCTAAACCTAAAGGGGTTATTATACAGTGGACAACTTTAGATAGGGCTATAATGTGGCACAAGCTTCAGCATTATAACTTAGGTCCTTGGGATATTGCTAATTATCCGCCCACAAGAACAAAGACATTTGATGGAACAGATTGTACCGAGCAATACCTAACTATGTTTTTAGATCAATACAATGAAGTAGGCAAGAACTATATGTGGGGACAGATGGCTAAGGAATTATTAAAGTCTGCAAACATACCTTCTTCTTACTTTTCTTTTTTCGGTAACACATCAACTGTTATGAGATGTAATTGGAACGCTATGGATCCTGATCAAAAGAACGTACCCGTTTCAGAGTTGACTCGCCTTGAATGGGCAAGAGACTTGGTACACCCAGGAAATTTATGTATGAAAAGAACAGCAGAGAGAATTATTAAAGACAAATTGTTGGTAAGATAGGTATAATAAATACTTGACAGTAGACTTATTATAATATATAATACACTTATAACTAGGATTATTTATGAAAGATTTTAAAGCAAAACAGAAAGAACTCACAGAACTTAATGCAGACGGTAATGAAGATCGTAACAGAGAAGGTGAGTCTTCATCTAAAGAACAAGAAGAGTTGAAGAAACGACTTGAAGAATTGAGGAAGAACGACCCCTTTATTTACGAATAAAAGAAAGGTTATATTATGTCTGATTATGATACCGCTGCTGATGTAGCAGAGAAGCAACTTAGAAATATTTCTAATACTATGTGCTACGCCAAGTGGAGTCAAGTGTCTTTACATTTGCCCAATGGTAGAACGCACTCTTGTTATCACCCTCCCACGCACGCAATAGATGTTGAAGAGATTAAAGAAAACCCTTCAGCACTACATAACACCAAACAGAAAAAAGAAGAAAGACAAATGATGCTTGACGGCAAGCGTCCTTCTGGTTGTGAGTATTGTTGGAAGATTGAAGACACCGGGAATAGAAGTGATCGTGTCTACAGGAGCGGAGAATATTGGGCACAAAATTCTAGAAAAGATATTATAGCGAGTACAGGAAATAATCTAGAAATTAATCCGAGATACGTTGAGGTTAATTTTAATCAGGCTTGTAACTTTAAATGCTCTTACTGTTCGCCACACTTATCTAATACATGGGAAAGAGAAATATCTAGACACGGTGCCTATGAGATTATTGGTACTGACGGCAAACGTTCAAGACATAATGACGTAGGGCACTTAGATAAAATTGGCATGATGCCGAAAAAATTATCACAAAAAGAAAACCCGTATGTTGAGGCGTTTTGGAAATGGTGGCCCGACCTTTATCAGACACTAGAAGTTTTTAGAATGACTGGTGGCGAACCATTAATGGACTCTAATACATTTAAAGTTTTAGAATACATTTACGAGAATCCTAATGCTTGGTTGGAAGTAAGTGTTACAAGCAATATGTGTCCTCCCAAGCCAGCGCTTATGGATAAGTTTATTTCTTTATTACAAAAATTAGAAGAGATACAAATTTGGCATAGCGAAAGATGGAATCCAGGCTCAGGAAATAATTGGTATGTTAATATGGCAGTTAAAAACTTTGCTGTCTTTGTTAGCTTGGACGGAATGGGAAAACAAGGAGAATATATACGGGACGGACTTAAAATGAAAACATTGAAAAAGAATGTTGACAGAGTCCTAAGCGAGACTTGTAATACAACTGTTAGCTTTATTAATACTTTTAACTCTTTAAGTTTACCTACTTTTAAGGAGTATTTGCAGTATATTTTAGAACTTAGAGGAGAGTATTCGAGGGAAAAACAGGGCGTAAAGAAGATTCCTATATATGACGAATATAACACACACCCAGACTTTGAAGTACACCCTAGACAGCGTATTTGGTTTGATGTTCCTTTGTTACGAAATCCTCAGTGGCAATGTATCAATACACTTCCACCACAGTTTGAAAAATACTTGATTGACGCTATTCAGTTTATGGAAGAGAATACAGACACAGATAACTTTGTTGGTTTTTATGATTTTGAAATTGACAAAGTAAAAAGAAATTTAGAATGGATGCGAGCTAGAAACAATTCCAAGGAAGTTACAACAATAGCAAGAAAGAATTTTGTTAAGTTCTTTAAGCAACATGATGAAAGACGTGGTACAGATTTAGTAGAGACGTTCCCAGAATTTAAGGACTTATGGAGAAAATATGGCGAAGAGTGATAAGATAGTTTGGGGTGTTGCCGCGGGTACACACGATGCCTCTCTAACTGTTATGCAAGGTGATGAAATATTATTCGCATCTCATTCAGAAAGATTTAGTAGAATTAAAAATGACAAGGACCTACATCCAAAACTTGTAGAGTATGCTTTAACATTTGGCAAACCCACAAAAGTATATTGGTATGAGAATCCTCTACTCAAGGCATATAGAAAATGGGGTGCCGGTCAGAAGAACCTCTGGTTGAGCCCTAAAAAATATATGAAATCGTACGGCATTACTGCACCAATTAAATGGGGACTACACCACAAGTCTCACGCGGCCGCAGGACTATATACGTCTCCCTTTGACGATGCCGCGGTAGTAGTTATTGATGCTATTGGTGAAATGCAAACCACATCAATATGGGAAACAACAAAAGATAGAAAACTTAAAAAACTTATTTCTTGGAACTACCCATTTTCAATAGGTCTCTTTTATTCTGCGTTTACTGCTAGAGTAGGGCTGAAGCCAAATGAAGATGAATACATTCTAATGGGAATGTCTGCATACGGAAACCCAGATAGATTCTATGATGAAATTTGTGGCTTGATTGATGCAGAATATAATTTTCACCAGGGTGTTAGGCACTGGAGACCAGAACTAAAGCCTGAAGATTATTTTGACGTTGCCGCCGCAGTGCAAAAACTATATGAAAAGAATTTAGAAATTATGTTAGTTAAAGCCAAAGTCAGATCACAAAAGAATAATCTTGTACTGATGGGCGGGTGTGCATTAAATTGTCTGGCAAATAGACTTATTCCTTACCACTTCGAAAACAGTTGGATAATGCCCAACCCAGGTGACGCTGGTTCTTCATTGGGAGCAATATTAGCAGCAAGAGAAACTCAGGCTAGATGGAGAAGCCCTTACACGGGTTATGACATTAAAGGCGAATACCCCACGCAAGCTATACTAGATGAATTGTTTAAAACTGGCATGGCAGGAGTCGCAAACGGCAAAGCAGAGTTTGGACCTAGGGCATTAGGCAATCGAAGTTTGTTAGCAGATCCTAGGGGCAGTCGAATGAAGGATAAAGTTAATAATATTAAACAGCGACAAGAATATAGGCCGTTTGCTCCTGTTATTAGACTGGAAGATGTAAAGGAATGTTTTAATGTGCCTGATGATTTCGCCTCTCCATATATGCAGTACGTTGTTACTTGTAAACAACCAAAGAAATATCCAGCAATTGTTCATGAGGATGGGACGTCAAGAGTACAAACTGTTACAAAAGAACAGCATCCTGGATTGTATGAATTGTTAACAATCTGGAAGGAGCGCACAGGCTGCCCAATGTTACTAAATACAAGTTTAAACATCAAAGGACAGCCTATTGTGAACACCGAAAAAGAAGGTAGAAAGTTTGAAAAAGTTTACAATGTAAAGGTGTTTTCTTAGGTTCAGAGCCGAAGAAAGATATAAATAAAAACATGGGACAGGTAGTAAACTTTATAAGACGTAAAGAGCCCGAAGCGAAGGCTATCATCGGGTACAGGATGTCCTTCTATTCTGAAGAAGAGCTAGAGATAGCATTGGTTGCCCTCAATATGTTTGGGTGGGATCAAATCAGATACACAAAAAACAATCTAAAAGGAATTGATCCTTTGTTTATCAAAAGATGTTTGTTACGATTAAAACATTTAGACTGGATATCTAGAGATGGAAGAAGGTTAATTGATAATATCATATCTAATGTAGAAGAAATATACCAAGAGAAAGTAGGATAACTATGCCGATATATTCGTTTGAAAATAAGGAGACAGGTGAAGTCAACGATCACCTAATGAAATATTCCGAAGTTGAACAATTTCTAGAAGACAACAAAAATTTAAAACAAGTCATTACTGGCTGTTTCTCTATTGTTGGAGGAACAGGAGATAGAACTAAAGCTCCAACAGGCTTTAAGGAAGTCTTATCCAAAATTAGCGACGCAAATCCAAATTCAAATCTCGCAAGTGATTATGGGAAAAAGGATGCCAAGTCTGTTAAAGTCAGAGAGGCAGTACAACAGGTGAAAAAGAGATTAGGAAAGATCCACGATTAATACTAAGAATTCAATAAACTGTCATTATGTTTTATTGATTACCGAGGCGGCATAGAGTTTCTGTGCCGTCTTTTTTTCAACCTAAAAACCGTAAACACCGGAGAACTAAGATGGCTAAACGACAAAAACTGCAAGTAGTACATAACACTTGCGATCGTAATCCTCCCAATAACAATAGTCTAAAATTGCGTATAGATGATATGGCAACTTTCTCGGCTATGACTGAAACACAAGGACAATTCTTTTCGTTATACAAATCCAACAAAGCGTTTCTATTACACGGATGCGCAGGAACCGGGAAAACTTTTATTGCTTTATATCGAGCATTAGAAGAAGTTTTAATGAAAGGCAATTCTTATGATAAAGTAGTTATTGTTAGATCTGCGGTACCGTCTAGGGACATTGGGCACTTACCGGGCGACGAAAAAGAAAAGACTGAGGTATATAGTTTACCCTATCAGTCTATGTGTCAAGACTTTTTTCCAAAAAAACCTACACCATACAAGCGCTTGCTTGAACAAAAGCATTTAGATTTTATGTGTACATCTTTTGTACGGGGTATAACCTTAGATCATGCTATTGTAATTGTAGACGAATGTCAAAATATGAATGACATGGAAATCAACAGCATTATGACTCGACTAGGCAATACGTCTAAGATTATATTTTGCGGCGACTTTAGACAGACTGATCTTTACAAGAGAGGCGATATGTCTGGACTCAAGAAGTTTATGGTAATCGCTGAGAATATGCAATCATTCAGAACAGTCGAATTTGTACCTGAGGACATTGTTAGATCTAGCATTGTTAGAGAGTACATCGAAGCTCGAATGGACTTCGAGGACAAGTTCGAAAATAGTTAAAATAATGCTTGACATTTAGAATATCCTGTAGTATAATTGTTTATATAATTGAGAAAGAGGTGTGTTATGCTACAGGATAGTGTTGTTGAGGTGTTACAAGAGGTCACCGATTGGGGAGATTCCCCTGTAACCAATGGTGAATATCACCTAAATGCGGCTGGGCAACTAGTCGGATATCGTCCAAATACGGATTCTCCCGTCAAATTCTTCTCTAAACCGATGAAGTTATTCTCTAAAACTCGAAGAAAATTCCAAAAGATTTCATAAATGCTGTTGTTTCAGTATGTTACAAGGGAAAATAATTCAAAAAAAGTGCGTTTTTTGCTTGACTTTTGGCAAAAAAGGTTGTATAATACTTGTATAAAATGAAAAAACAACTTAAAAAACGTGAGGTTTATATGGAAAAGTTACTACAGAAAACACAAGAAGTCGCAGATTTGATGCTCAAAGACTACGACAATTGGACTAAAAGATGTGCCGAGGCTAACGGCTGGGACTATAAAAGTTCCGAAGAAAAGGGTGTTACAATAACACTAGAAGAAGGCAGAAACTTTATTAAGTTCGTTAAGACTGATGGTCAGTCTTGTGTGAACGGGTTTGTTGTTAAGAATCCACCAAAAGGAATTGACAACAAAACAGGCAAACCTTTCCAAGTTGGTGACTTGTTAATGGCAGCGTCCTGGTCGGCTCCTGCGAAAAACTTTGCAAGAGGAAATGTGTTTCAACCCGAGACACTTGGTAAATGTATTAGATGGACAGGAGTTCTTTAAAATTGTTTGAACATAATATTGTTGAGATACCTCAACTAAAACAAATTAACACAGACGCCGGAAGGAGATATGAAACTCCTTCTGGTACGCTGTACCCGTCAATTACGACAATCTTATCTCATAAGTCTAAGCCCTTTATTGATGCTTGGCGTAAACGAGTAGGAGCAGATGTTGCTAACAAGATTAGCAATAAAGCCTCAACTCGAGGGACAAAGATTCACCAATTGTGCGAAGACATTCTTAATAATAAATTGACAGACGATTCAAGTCTCAATTATATTGATAAAGAAATGTTCCAAAAGTTTCGTCCTTTGTTAGACGACATAGGTGTGATTAATAGTATTGAATCCAAGCTATATTCAGATCACCTACGTCTTGCAGGACAGGTTGACTGCATTGCCGAGTATAAAGGCAAAGTGTCAATTATTGATTTCAAAACTTCTATGAAACGTAAAACTAGAAGTATGTGTGAAAACTATTTTATACAATGCTGTGCTTATGCTATTATGTTTGAGGAGCGTACAGGTATTCCTGTATCTCAGCTAGTAATACTTATGGCAGTCGAGGGTGAAGAGCCCATCGTATTTTGTGAGAAGAGAGACGACTATGTTGCCAAACTTCTAGAAGCAAGAGACGACTACGAAGCGGCGTATAAATAAAATGCCTGTTGAGGGTTGTAGTAAAACGAGGCTGGACTCGGGTTCGAATCCCGACAGCTCCACCAAAAGCATACTAGTGTCCAGTTAAGTTTGGAACACATCTGATAAAGTGGCTAGTGTGCTTTTGATGGGGCTGACAAGGTATCGACAGTCAAGAAAATAAGCAACAAGAGGGTCGTCAGAGTAGACGTAAAAACTATTTTAATCTAAATGCAAACGCAAACGATTACGCATTAGCAGCATAAGCTAATTGGGGTATGGGCTCCACCTTATAATCAAACGGGCCCAACATTAAAGGAGGACTTCCATGAGAACAATTCTAGGAATAATCTTGGGACTTTCAACTTTTCCAAGTACAGGTACAGGATTAGATGAACCCACAGATGTTGATTTAAGACAAGTACATTGTTTAGCACACAACATTTATTTCGAAGCATCCAACCAAGGAACTGCTGGAATGGTTGGAGTAGGACAAGTAACACTCAATAGAGTAAAGTCTAAAAAATATCCTAATACAATTTGCGAGGTTGTATACCAAGCAGAGTATAGGATAAACTGGAAAGGTAATAGAGTTCCTGTCCTAAATCGGTGCCAGTTCAGTTGGTATTGTGATGGGAAAGCAGAAACAATACGTTACCCAAAGGATTATGATGAAGCTTATATTATGGCAGAACTTCTAATAGAAGACCGCCTAGTTGATATAACAGATGGTGCCTTATTTTATCATGCGGATTATGTTAGCCCAAAGTGGGCAAAGAGCATGGCACAAAAAATAAAAATAGGCGACCATATCTTTTATTAAAAGTTTGACAAATTACAAAAAAGATTATATAATACACACATGAATAAAACAATTCCAAATATTATAGTAACCGGCGGGTGTGGATTTATTGGGTCACATCTTGTTGAAAGACTTCTAGCAGAGGGGTTCTTTGTTACTGTAGTAGATGACAGACGGGCGGGTAACAATGTAGTTACGCATCCTAATGTGTTATACATTTTCCAAGACGTGGGAGTATTCAATCCTTTTGTTTCAGAGATAGACCCGCCCGTCGCAATATTTCACTTAGCAAACAGTCCGAGAGTTAGACGCTCTTTAGATTACCCTACAGAGACCATTGTCAATAATGTTGTTACTACTGCCACTGTCTGTGACTGGGCACGAGTAATGAACTGTAGGCTGTTCTTCGCTACATCTTCAAGTACCAAGTATATTAAGGAATCGAGAAACCCTTACACTTGGAGCAAGTATACCTGCGAAGATATGTTAACCCTTTATAAGGATCTATACGGACTAGAGTACACAAAGATGTTCTTTTATAATGTGTACGGTCCTCGAGAAGCAGACTATGGCGAGTATAGCACAGTTATTAGAAAATTTAAACAGGATTACTTACAAGGAAAAAGTTTGACGGTATTTGGCACAGGTGCTAAAGAAAGAGACTTCACCCATGTTTATGATGTTGTCCAAGGATTGTTAGATTTATTGATAGACGAACAATGGTATGAGAATGTACACCTAGGCAAAGGTTCACCTCAGACTATTCAGTCTATTGCAGAAGAATTTAATACTTCAATTGTCTACTCTTTTGATAAAGAAGGAGAGGCACAAAGAACCATGTGTGAACGACCGTATACAGAGTGCCCAACGAATGTTCATACTTATATTAGAAACTGGGTACGGGAGAACAGCGGTGACCGCCAAATTAGTCGTTGACAATACTATGACAGAAGAAAAAATAAGTGATGTGCTTTTAATCACTAAAAAATTTAAAACATCTATAGAATTTTCACAATTTATTGAGAGACGTTCCTTTGACGAGAGATCGTCAATCATGGACGTTATAATTGATTATTGTGAGAAGGAACAAATAGAACTTGAGTCCGTTAACAAATTACTTAGCCCTAGTCTTAAAGAAAAAATTAAGGTAGAGGCGATGTCATTAAATATGCTCAAGGAGAAAGAAAATCAATTACCAATATAGGTACAATGTGGATCCCTTTGATGTTTACAAATTATATCTAGCTTTAAAGTTACACTTTACAACAGAAAGCTATGATATAACTAAAACTAAGGGTGCCGTGAGAGGTAAGAAAGAAACTTTTTTAAAGAGAAAAGATCTTACTTCAATTCGTAAACTAGCTAGAGATTATAGCAAGAAGGAAGTAATAGAATTGCTTGTTGCTAACTTTGTTAGTGGAGATAAATGGGGAGGAGTGTTTGACACTGATTCCGCAGAACGGTACAAGAAGTGGTTGACAACTAGGGATCGTTTGTTGTATACTTTTGGAGTAGATTTAGATAAAGTTATTTTCCGTATGGAGATAGAAGAGTCTAAGTCTGCAATTGAAGAAGAAGGGCATCCACTTATTTTTAAGATGTTGATGAGTGGTGAAATAAATTTAGAAACAGTTGTTATAATGGAAAAATTGATTCCATTTGTTGACAAGTATAAAGACGATTTTGTATTAGATGAATTGTGTTTATTGGTTTCTAAATATAAACCTTTTGTGAGGATTGATAAACAATCCGTTATGGAAAAACATCTGAACGCAATACAGAAGGTGTACGGCAATGTCCAAGTCGAGACGAAATCTTGATGAAGATAAAAAAATAAAAAGAGTCGGCAAAACGGTAAAGCAGAAGCTTGACAAATACCCAGCTCTTATATATAATATGTACTCATCTGATAACACGGATGAGATACAAGGTGTTATGGACGAACTTTACAATGAAGAACGAAATAACAAATATATAACGCAATACAACGCATACAAATAATACAGGAGAAATATATGTCGTTTAATTCACTATCGGATCTACGCAAAGCGCGTGGTGGCTTCGACAACTTAATGAAAGAAGTCGAAAAAATTGGTAACCCTAGTCAAGGAAATAATTCCGCTGACGAACGGGAATGGAAACCCACAGTAGATAAAGCAGGCAACGGTTATGCCGTTATTCGCTTTCTTGCACCAACAAAAGGAGAGGAATTTCCTTGGGTGCGTTTATGGAATCATGGATTCCAAGGACCTACTGGCAAATGGTATATCGAAAACTCTCTCACTACCCTAAATCAGAATGACCCTGTTTCAGAATTGAACAGTGAACTCTGGAATAGTGGCGTAGAGGCAAATAAGGAAATCGCTCGTAAACAAAAGCGAAGACTTGCATACTATGCTAATATTCTTGTAGTACAAGATTCTGGCAACCCTTCGAATGAAGGTAAAGTGATGCTTTACAAATTTGGTAAAAAGATCTTTGACAAAATTAAAGATGTTATGCAGCCACAATTTGAAGATGAAGCTCCACTTAACCCATTCGACTTCTGGGACGGTGCTAACTTTAAACTAAAAATTCGTCAAGTGGAAGGATACAGAAACTATGACAAATCTGAGTTTGATTCAGCATCACCAGTAGCAGCAACCGATGAAGAAATCGAAGCAATCTGGAGTAAACAGCATTCTCTACAAGAGATCGTTGCTCCAAGCAACTTTAAAGATTACGCAACTCTGAAAACGAAACTGACACAAGTTTTAGGATCAGGTGCTTCAGTCGGAACTGCAGAACAGGTTTCAATGCAAACTAACGATGCCGAAGATGATAACTTTGCACAAAAAGTTGTTGCTCAGCAAGCTACAGTAAGTAGCGCATCCGAAGATGAAGATGAAACTTTATCCTACTTCGCAAGTCTAGCACAAGACGACTAAGGAGTTTGTAAGGGGTCGGCAACGGCCCCTTCTTTTTTATTATGATAGTAATCTCAATGCCACGATGTGGTGGAACTAAATACTGCCAAGACTTGTCCAATACAACAGGACTTCCTTATAAGGGAGACATGGACATTTACAACCTTCCCGAATTAGGATCGGTTTGGCACCATATTAAAACTACACACCACGAAACTAATACTGGCGGATTGATTACAATCGACGATACTGTAGACACGGTATCTAACTATAAGGACAACATCGTTCTAATTAACAAAAACTTTACACCCATGTTACCATTCGGCGATGTGTATTTAATTAGAAAGAACCTTAGAAACATCTTTACAAGTTTAACCGAGTATTGGCTACGAATAGGTGGGGGAGAGTTTCCTACCATATTTAATGAAAAGAACTTGAAAGAGATGGCAGTTCAGTGTAAAATATACATTGAATATTTAAACAACAATAATATTGAACCGGTTTATTACGAAGATTATTTTAACGATCATCCTCACAATACACCAATACTAGATAACCACAAAGCTAAGGAAGCATACTTACACTTTATAGATGAGACTATGTCTCAATTAGGATTAAGCGCTCTTAGCTCAACTGGATAGAGCAACGGCCTTCTAAGCCGTAGGTTGCAGGTTCGAGTCCTGCAGGGCGCGCCAATTAACAGAGGTCATTATGACAAGTAAAAGAGTATATCGCAATGACAATGCCGAATGAAAGACGTTGGGCAGTTAACAACACTAGACAGTTCCTTCTAGACTTAATGGATCCTAAGAAAACTCCTAGGGTACCAAGTGCTGTACGCAAAGAAGCATATCGTTGCTTAAAGCATTATCCAGGCGACTACCATATGGAAAAAGCGTCTGAACAGGCACCTAACATATTTGGAGAGTGGGACAGTGGATTATAATCCAGACAGTTGGGTAGTATTAAAGATTAAAGAAGGCAAAGGTACATTCCCTTTTTACAAAGTTCTAGCAGGTTGGAGTGGTGGTTACTTGGATGGTGACTCTTGGCGTATGAACAGCGGTATCACTGGTGTAGAGAAACAGGCATATCTGTATGGATTCTACGGTAGTTCTGGTTCTGTGTATTGGTGTCATAAAGGAGGTTATCGCTTGTCAATGTCGCTCGCTGGAGTGTATAATCAACTCAAAGAGAAAGAGAAATTCAAAGGTCAGATTCAACTGATGCCCGAAGATACTGATTGGCTTAGTATTGATTGGGTGATAGAATGACATTATATATAAGAACATGAAAAAAGTACAACCAAAACAAATGGACTCTGTAAGGGAAACAATCGACAAACTCGACAGACTTCTTGTAGAATTAATTGGCCAACGTATAACTCAAATAGAACAAGCAGCCTTTATTAAAGGGGATAGGAATCTTATTATTGATGAATGGCGTATCGAAGACGTTATTACAAAGGTAAGAGCCGCTGCTGAAACCCACTATGTTAATCCAAATTTAGTAGAAAAAGTTTGGAGAGTATTAATTGACGAATCTATCAAACATGAATTTGATGTTTACGATTCTAGCAATTAACCTCGATATCTACGATCCTGATAACGTTCAATTGTATTAGTATTTGGCCTAGGAGTAGGTGCATTGGCTACGACAACTTTAGGTTCTTTACTAGCGCCACCACCACTATTATTTGTAACATTGTTAATCACAGGAGCCGGTGCGTTTTGTGACGCTGGCATATTCTCTAGAGCAGTGCCTGTAGGTACAGGTTGTCCCGGAGCAGCAGTAGCTATCATTGTTCCTTGTTCTAATTGATCGGCTGACTCAAACTTGTCTTCGGGCTTGCCGAATATCCGATCGTTTTCTGATCGGAGAGTCTTCTCTAGTCCTGTTTCAGCGCTATCATCTGACAGGAAAGGGTGATCGGTGTGAGCACCTGAGTCCGGATACAGCATCTGCATAGATTTTTCCTGTAACTCTTCAGGTACATCCTGTCCGTTGATTTTAGTTACCTTGCCCATCTTTACTGTAGCTTCCACTTTACCTTTACTTGTATCAATACCCATCTCTTGAGCGATCTGTTCAACTACAGCGGTCTTATGATCACCTTCTTTTTTTCTTCGCTCAATTTGATTTTGTCTTCTGTTAGAGGCACCACCGGCAAGTCCTTCTGCTTGTTCAGGGTTAGAGGTATCAGTGGTTTCTAGTTTGGATAAGTCTACATTAGCACCTTCTGCTTGTAGTTTTTGTATTGCCGCATCTTTGTTTTGTATGGCCTTTACAAGTCCCGCATTCTTCATTGCTGCCTTATCATTATCAGAGTATTCATCTTCTGATTTGTCACCTAACAGTGCTTGATAATTATCTTCAGCTTGTTTCTCAATCTCTGCTCTTAACTCTGGGTTTACTTCTTCAATTTTATCTAAAGCTACTTGGGCTGCCTCATTTGATTCTGCAATCTCGCCCGGATCGACGGGTATTGCATCTGCTAAAGCCTCGCCTGCTTTACCACCTAACCAACTACCACCAAAGTATCCTAAAGCACCACCTATAATACCACCAATAGCTGTACCAACAATAGGAACAACAGAGCCAATAGCTGCACCTGCGGCCGCCCCTGCTATAGCTCCACCAGCACCACCGGCACCTGAACCAATGGCCTCACCTTTTTGTGATTGTGCTTCTTCCGCGGAGATTTCTAAATTCTCCATTTTATTTTCGGCGGACATGACACCTGTTACTGCTTCATAGGCACCCATGCCCACACCCGCAATGGCACCGCCGAAGCGGCCAATACTGCCCATGGCGCCCTTCATTACACCACCGCCGAGTAATCCTTTACTTGTTCCTTTTAAGGCCTTGCCGATTTTACCCATTCTGCTTTTAGGTTTCCGGCCGCTTTTGTTTTTACCTTTGTTTTTACCACCGAAGCCGCCAAAGAATCCACCGCCGCCATCGCTGCCACCCATACCACCGTTGGCAGCAACATCTTCTAAAATGTCTTTGATGTCTTCTAGAAGTTCTACTTGTTTTTGACCTGTAGTCTCTTTATCTATTCCACTTTTAAATGTTCCATCACCTGGCTTAGTGCTTGTTGCTCTAGCTTGGGCTACCTTACTAGTGTTGTTATTAGTAGTATTCTCAGTAGTCTTTGTATTTGTAATCTTATTATTGTTTTCTTCTGTAGCAGAATCTAGTGCTTGACTAGTGTTATTAGATGTTTTTATAGAGTCTGTTTTTATTTTTACAGTCTCAGCTTTAATTTCTTTTGTTCCACCTTCTATAGTGTTGGTTTGAATCTCTTTACTAGACTCTTTTTCTATAGTAGACTCTTTTTCTATAGTAGACTCTTTTTCCTTAGAAGCGCCTTTAGTTTTCTTAGACTCAGCGGGAGATTTAACATCAACTTCATCTCCGCCAATTAACTGTAGACCCTCTGCACCAACGGCAGCTGCCATACCTTTGGCTTGGTCTTCTTTGGCAATTTCCATACGAGCATTTTTAGCTTGCTGTGCGTCGGCGGCTTTATCGCCTGTTCCCAATACCTTAGATGCTAGGCCGCTCATTATACCACCACCGCCAGATAAGCCGCCGGTATTGGCATCACCGAATAAACGTGTTGGACTGAATGCTTGTTTTACTGCTGTTAATCCTGTAGCACCTTGATCTATATTAAGAGCTTCTTTTATTCTACTACCGGATCTTAAATCTTTTTTAACATTGTCTAAACCCAATGCCTGGTTTATCTTGTCTTTATTGTCGCCTGCTTTTGTTTCTAGTCTAGCAACTTGTTTAGATATTTCATTTTTGGCTTTCTCTGCATCCTTACCTTTGAGGTCTTGTGCATTAGCCATAAGTTCGACAAGTTTCTTTAGCTCTGCTTGTGTTTCATCGCCTTCTTTTTCAAATATTTCTTGTAGGGTACCTGCATTGTCGCCAATATTTTTAGATAAACCTGCAGATGCTTTAGCTGCTCCAAACCCTAAGGTACTTGTATTCTCTTCCATTGCGCCAATAGTTTTACCTTTTCTAATACTATTAGCTAGTGACGCTATTCTAGATTCACTATCATCGAACCTTTCTTCAGTAGCATATTGTCCAGATGTTTCGTCTCTGAATTTTTCTCTGCCTTGCTTGTCGGTTTCCTTTCTTACTAATGTTTCACCGCCAATTTTAAGTCTACGCATTTGGTTGTTGGCATCGCCGCGAACGGATCTAGCTCGGACATCTTTTAAGTCTTCGTTCGTCGTATCTGATAACACTTCAGTAGAGAGATTTCTTGTTTTATCATAAGACTGTATACCCTCTGATCTAGAATCTTCTAGCGCAGATGCCGAGCCACTTTGTTTGAGCTCGTTATCCTTCATGGACTCTTCTCGCAAGTCCTTTTTACGGGTGTCTTTTAAATCGTCTCTTTCAGCCATCGCTTTTAACCTTGTTGTTTAGACCTCTCAGCCTTTTTCTTTAAATGTGTTATTAACATAGCAACGTAAACTTCTCTTTCCCATGGCATCATATTTTCTAGTTCCGTCAAACTGTAATGATGTTCTTGCATTAACAAAAAATTAGTCTTGTAATAATTCTCAAGACTATCCTGAGAAAGAGTTAGGCGAAAAAATGTTCGTATCCATTGATATTAACACTGTTCTGCCCTTCACATTTAGGACACTTGAAATCAATCGTGTGCCCGAGTAAAGGAACATTCTCAAAAAATTCTTTAACTTTTGAAAGTGTATTTACTGGCATATTGTCTATATATTCAATTAACTCTTTATAATCTATATCCTTTGCTTCCCAAACTTCATCTTCACTATAGATGCATTCAACGCATTCTAAGATGAGTTCGTCGTCTTGTAGATTTTCCGCTTTGCCCATTGTTTTGGCGGACGGGTATTTTAAAACAATACCGTTCTTATCGTCAATTTCAATCTTTCTATTAGCCTTTTCTTCTAGTCCAACAAGTTTGAAATCGTTCAAGTTTACCTGCCATGGCAAATTAGCAGAACAATGTCCACAAATAAGAGTGAACTCTTGTAACTCACTTACTGACTTAGATCTAAGTTGTAAGAAGATCCACTGTAAATCAAACATAGGAATCTCTTCCACATCCAATTCGCCAAAGGAACAGTTACTTACAACCTGTTGACAAGCTGCCACCATTTCAGAGGCATCTTCAGCCTCGCTAGCAAGTGTTAATATTTTTTCTTCTTTTACAAGAAAAGGCCTAAATTTCATCTCTTTTTTAGATGAAGGTATTTCCAACTTAAATGTTGGCGTTTCAATTGTGGGTAATCCCATTATATTCTCCTAATAAATAAAATCAAATTCGCTCCCAATACGTGGAAGCCATTGTTATTGAACACCTAATTGCTGATGTGTTTGCCGATGATACGGGAATCAAACTCAAAAGTTTAGGCATTGTTTCATAAAATTTCCATCCAGCTAATACTGAATCGTCCACAGCCAAAGAGTATATAGATATTGATCCGTATATATCTTCTGGATATGAAGTTTCTTTAGACACAGGATCAGAGCAAAGAAAAGCCCAGTTTTCAAACGCTGTTCTAATGCCCCAGTTTTGGTCTGCTAAGAAAGTGAACACCGCTTCTGCACCTAAGAACTCTAAGTTTTGTGTTCTATACTCTGTCCAAGCACCAATTCTAAAAGGCAGGTTTGTTGCAACCAATCCAGGTATTTGTGCTTCTTCACATAATATTGAAGTTGTTCTAGCGACGTCAGGTGGTAAGGCAAGACTGCCAGGAAAGTTGACAACCACCTCAAACCTATCGGAACGAGGAGTATGTGAACTTCTAACTGTAGCTAGAAAATTACCAAAATTATTTTGTGCCATTATAGTAGCTCCCTACTGTCTCTCCAAACCTCGGCATTGTCTGCACCTTGGAAGTCTGCCAGCGGAAGGAAGATTGCCGGTTTCCAATGATCTGGATTGATTTTTAAAAATTGTGACTTGACCCCATCTATACGATATCGCTTAATACACGCTTTAATTCCTGGAAATTTTTGTATTATGCCCCAACTAGTTGATGTGAACTTTCCGTCTTTAGAAATGTTTAATAGCTTTGCGAATAAATCGGCTCTAAGCATAGGGGGTAGGTAATGTAAGTTGATGCCGTAGAAACCACCTTTAGTATTTTCTACGGGTATACACAAAGGGAATCTATCCCAATACGGGAGTCGGTCTTTGTGTTTAGCATCATATAAGAACATATAGAGGCCACTATTAACTTCAAGAGAGTTTTTTAGTTCTCCCAAGTCAGAGCGTCTAGCATCTACAGGTGAATTAATGCCGCTAGCTAGCTTACGAACAGCTGTCATATACCATTGATATGATCTGTCTTTGTTTCCTGCTTGTCCAGATAACTGGTGAAATACGTCTTTCATAAACGTATTTATAAGGGTAAGCCTAGTTCCTTTTCAGTTATTATCATAAATTCCCACCCTCTGTCTAAACAAAACTCTGTAGCAGTTTCCCATTTAGCTAGATTAACACCGTATGTCATAACCTCATTAATAAATCTTTTGGTTTTACGTTTAGGTATTACGGGTTCCTTTGTGAATCTATAAGGCTTAACTTCGATTAAATATTTTTTAGATTCAGTCTTTACAAAGAAGTCTGGAAAATATCTGTGTATCTTTTTATCCAGAGGCGATCTATAAGGTATTACAATTTCTTCAGATCCCCAAGCAAGCACATCTGTATTAGTATCACACCAATTCATAAACTTTAACTCATAACTAGATCTGTATATAATCTCCATAGAGTTGCCAACGTATTTCTCAGGATTGTTACAAACAAACCTGCCCTTATAAACATTCTTAGAATACATTACCATTCCTCTATCATAGGTTTTAGTTTTTTGGTGTGTAAATCTTCTAACATTTTAACAATGGGTTGCCCGTCGGTTAGTAGAAATAAATCCATATCTTCTTTTGTCTGTGTTACAAATGTCATTCTGATTCTCACAGGATCTGTTTGATCCGGGAAAAATTCTATATCATCAGTAAACTGTGCCGTCTTTAAGACATCTTCTATGACATTAAAATCAAGAGCAAGGTTGTCTCTGATAAAGCTTAATCGCCAAGTGTACACAAATATCCTCTCAATTGATCCATATTAACTTTGGTTTCTGTAGTAAAATCTTTCTTGTTTAATGTCGTAATAGTTTTAAATATATTTGTATTTATCCTATCTGTATTGTAGCTAACAGTAGGCTCCCATAGAACTAAGTGTAAGTCTTCTCCTACAATGTCAAACTCTCCAGCATAATGTTTACTTACAAAATTATCTAAAACGTGTTTTTTATCTCTACCCATATGTATCCAGGTGTTTCCTTTTTTATTTAATTGATCGCCTAACAATCTTTTATTAGGCCATAGTTCGCAGTTAACAACTACTCTGTCATCTACAAGTTCCATGGTATAAAAGTCATCTGGTTGACAACCTAAACTGCTCTTTGTCCAATCACTATCTTTTGTAACATGATTGACTAGAAGTGGAATACCGGTGTCGATAGAACCGAAGTGAGACATAAATTCAATATTATTTTCCTCACACAATCCTACAAAATAATCTGGCACTGTAAATCCACTCATGTTAATTAATAAGGTTGTATCTAATTTGGGTATTGCTTTTAAGAATATATCCATACACCGCATATTGATCATCATCATTTTAGTTGGTTGCCATTTAACTATTTCATCTGCAAACCAACCTGAAATATGTTCAACTGTCATTGGATTCATTACAATGTTTCTGTGATTGTCAGATGCCATTAGGCTAGGAAACAAATGAGTTAATATGCTACTAGCGTGGTGCATATTTTTACTGTGAACAACTTTATCATCTTTTACAAACTTGAACACATCTATATTTCTTTTGGATATTGTATAAACCTCATTCTGCGTAAACAGCACTGGCTTAGAATCACTTGTTGTGCCTGAGGTCGAGCCTAATAGATAAGGAGTATGTAATTCGTTAAATTTATCTTCACATTCTTCATAATAATTTAAAATATCGTCTTCGTGTAAAACATTCTCACTATAACGCTCTACCATAATGTGGTGAATAGGATGAGATTTTAACCAATCACATTCTACTGTAAACTTAACGGGTCCAAACAAACCTAACTTTGTTTTGTGTATTGTTTGTGGGTTTACAGGGAAATCTAATATGAAAAGGATCAATCCTAATTCAGCGGCTGCAAAAGACAACGCAACTTGATTAACGTTAACTTCCATAATTGATATAGCAAGTTTATCGCCTTTCTCAGCGTTATACTTATGTTTTAAGAGGTGTTTCCAGCGATTTGTTAGACTAATAATATCAGATTTAGTGTATCCATCATAATCAAGCGAATCATTAATAATATTTGTTGTGAGCATCAATAGGCCTTATAAATAAAGTAAAGTTTAACATACAAAGGATATTTATATGAGTTTTTTCTCATTCTTTGAAAGCGACGACGATGGGGTCGTTACCGAAGATAGCCGTCAGGATGCTAGGACCGCAGCTCGTAACGAACAAAGAGCTAGAACCTCTGCGGTTGTTAGCTCACCGACAACAGCGTCATATCCTTCTGATGCTAGTGCAGGTAGACAACCACATAGTGTTGTATTCCATATTAATGCCAGATCTAATTCAGCTGCAGGAGCAGCAGCCCAATCTGCTAATGCAGGCACGGCGGCTTGGAATAATGCACAAGGGGCTTTACAAAGTCAACAGGCAAGTGAAAACAGAGCATCCGCAGATGCTAGCGATACAGTAATGGCAGGAGCCTCGGCTGTAGCGGCCGGCGCTTTAACGGCAGCCATAGGGCCAAAGATGACAGGGGACAACGCATCTAAACTAGCAGTGCCACTTCTTGCTACAGGAGCGGCAGTTGTTGCTGGAGCACTTGGTGGATCTTTAACAGGTTCGAATAATACAGTTAGACTATTAGGATCAATTCAACTACATATCTCACAAGCACCGGTTACAGCATATAGTGCTAACTGGGACGAAGAAACATTAGGCACAGCAGCAGGCTTGTTAGCAAGTGGTAGAGCTGGGTTGTCAGATATTCTTGGCGGGGCTGAGTATCTTTCTCGTGGTGTTATTGGCGCGGCAGCTAATATTCCAAAAGAGCTAGGTATCGGCGATCAAAACATTGCAGGAGCAATTGAGGCAACATCTAAGAAAGTAGCAAACCCATACAAAGAACAATTGTTTAAATCAATGGGATTCAGAAAGTTCTCTTTTGAATATAAGTTTATGCCAAAGAATGCAAGCGAATACAATACAGTTCAAGGCATACTTAAACAGTTTAGATTACATATGCACCCAGACAAAGGACAAGACGGCTTTTTCCTAATTTATCCTTCAGAGTTTAATATTGAATATCGCTATAAGGGCGGAGTAAACGGACACATTGCTAAAATTGCATCCTGTGTTTTAACCGATATGAAAATTACATACGGTTCTTCTGATGGAACATTTAATACTATTAAAGGCACGGGTGGCGCGCCAAACGAAATTAATATGTTGTTGTCCTTCACAGAACTAGAAACATTAACAACAGATAGAATCGAGGACGGGCTATAATGTATTTTAAAAATATGCCAAATATTGTTTATAAGTTTAATGACAAACAAATCCTTGTTAAAGATATATTCAGAAGAATTCAACTATCTACAGAAGCAAAAGATAGACGCCAACTAATCAATTACATTATTGAAGACGGCGAAACCCCAGATGCAGTTGCTTATAATTTTTATGGGTCTTCTGAAATGCACTGGCTTATACTTTTAGTTAATGAAATATTCAGTGTAAAAGAAGAATGGCCTATTCACCAACAAGACATTTTTAGATATACAGAAAGCAAGTACGGTGTGGGTAACGCTTCAGATATCCATCACTATGCACTCTCAGAAGATACAAATATTATCGTAGACTACAATGCCGCTGATTTGGCTAATGGTGTAATTGAGGAAGTTACTAACTATGCCTACGAAGAATCTTTGAACGACGACAAGCGTCAGATTTTTCTATTGAGGAACGAATATGTTCAACAATTTACTATGCAGTATAAAAAACTAATACAGGCTTAACATGGCAGAACTTATATACAAGCCCGGTGAGGTGAGAATTGAGAATCTTGCTATTACAAATGCCAAAACCGGCGACACATTAGATTTAACAAACTTCGCAGCTGAGATTAATATTTACGAAGATATCTTTTCTCCTGTTATATTTGGTAACATTATTATATCTGATGCTGTTAATGCTATTAATACTTTTCCTATCCTAGGAACAGAAGTTATTAACATAAAACTTAGAACCCCTCAATTAGGAACAGCGATTGAAGGTAATTTTCAGCTATACGCTATTGAAGACAGGCAGCTGTTAACAGACAGAGAACAGTCCTATAGACTAGCTTTTATTTCTAGAGAAGGATATAGGGACCAAGTTACAAACATCTCTAAAACTTTTAGAGGTAAAACCCATGAGATTGCGGCAGATATCTTTGGTGAATATGTACAATTAGACAAAGATTTAATTATAGGCGACACCCCACATCAAAGTAAAATAACTTATACTTCTAACTTTTGGACAGCCTTTAGAAATTTTAATTTTTTATCTAAGAGATCAAAGGGTTCAGACTTAGGGGCAAATGATTTTTTATTCTTTGAAACTAATTCTTCTTTTTGGTGGGCATCAACTGAATGGTTAATTGACGAACAATTAAAGAATGGTTTATTCGAAGAGTACATATACGAACCACCTGGAGTAAAGCTACCTAGAAGGGTTAGTGGTTATAATTTTGTTGGGGCAGTTTTGCCGCCCGAATTTACACAGGTAGAAGATATAAAAATACCTAAAACTATGGACTTGTTAGAACAACAAGACTCAGGGTTTTATTCTAATGGTGTTAGAGCTTTTAATTTTACAACAGGCGAACATTTTGAAAAGAACTTCAACGCTATAGAGGAATGGGAAAAGTATGTTAGGACAGACAAAGGTTCTATTATTCCCGCACTTGTTGAGAAGATGCCCTATAGTAATGTGCAATTTATTCCTCTAAATAGTTGGGTACATAATGATTACGAATTTGATGATGAATATTTAGATAATCCATCACAGAGACAGACATATTCTAACTCATTTAAACAATTTAAGTTTCAAATGGAAGTGCCGGGAAGAACAGACATAGAAGTGGGTAAACTTATTGTTGTCATGTTTCCTAATGTAAAAAGTAAAACAATAGACGACCCACAAACTATGGATATGGCTTTTGACGAATTGTTAACGGGCCCTTATCTAGTAACAGCAATTAACCACAAAATAGATAATGCTAAACATTATATGATTTTAGAAATAGTAAAAAATGGACTAACCAAGTCTATAGGAGATTGAGATGAGTGATATTAGAATGCCTAAGTTCTTTTGGTGGATTGGAGTCGTAGAAGATAGACTCGATCCAGAATTCTTAGGTAGATATAGAGTTAGAATTTTAGGTTATCATACGGGTAACAAAGAAACTCTACCAACTGAAGATTTGCCTTGGGCGGTACCAGTACTCCCAGCAAATTCGGGCAGTATGTCTGGCGTAGGCGTGAGCGGTGGCGGGCTTGTTGAGGGCTCTACTGTTATTGGATTTTTTGCTGACGGCGAAGATGGACAATCTCCTCTTATATTTGGAACATTCCAAACAAATCCTCAAGTCGATTATAATGGCAACGATCCTGAATCTGCAGCTGTGGATTCAGCAAAAACCTCAGAGATGATTGCTGAACTTACTAAACAGGTACAAGGATTAGAAGAGATAATCCGACAACAGGCAAGAGAAAACAAACCTACAGAAAGTTACGAAGCAGAAAGAGATTTACTCAAACAACAAATCGACGCCTTAAATGGTGTTGGTGATACTTTGGGATTTACTGATCCTAGAAAAATATTTCCTAGAACTCCAACAGGCACGGGTTATAACACATTAAAAGAACCAAACTCTAGTAGACTTTCTAGGGGCCCAGATGCAGAACTTCACGCTTCACTTGTTAATAAAAGAACTACAAGACTGGGAGAAGAAGGCACAGAGATTCCTATGGCAACCGCTGCTAGTGTTGTATCGGTATTAGACGATAAAGACGGTGTACCATACGAAAGACCTTTCTGGGAAGAACCACATCCTAGATTTGGGTGGGACAAGAAAAGTTATTGCCCACATGGCACTAAGCCAACTTCAGAACACATGAAGTTTAGCGAGTCTTCACTTTACCCTTATAACAGAGTTCTTGAAACAGAAACAGGACACATATTTGAAGTTGATGATACACCAGACAATGGAAGAATACACGAGTATCACAACTCCGGCACATTTTACGAAATACAAGCAGACGGTAAAAAGATAACCAAAGTAGTTGGTGACGATTACGACATTACAATTAGAGATAAAAAAGTTTTTATTGGTGGTAGCTGTACTGTTACTATTGAAGGCGACGCTAGTGTTTATGTTAAAGGTAATAGCTACGAGGAAGTAGATGGAGACAAATTTGTAAGCGTAAAAGGAGATCATGTTACAAAGGTTGGCGGTAACCAAGTATTAGAAGTGTTAACTGATTCCAATTCACAGATCAATGGATCAAAGGGTTACAGAGTATCAGGCGACGATAGTGAAACTATTGTTGGTAATCAAACACACTCAGTTGCCGGAACAAAGATGACCACAGTCAATGGCAATGTAACAGAAAAATATTTGAGTGAGGTTAAGGTTACTGTAGGAAAGAGTTATGCTCAACTAGTTGCTGAGAAATGGAATGTAGGTTCAGGCAAAAACATGGGACTTGGTTCGGCCGAGAAAGTAAATATTAAATCTAAATTAGAAATGGAAATTGAATCTGAGTCAACACAGCTAGTCAAGTCTAAAGAAGAACAAACCTTTACGGCGCTTGCCACACAAGTATTTAATGTTGGCACAGTACAGACAATGACAATGGGAGCTGATGAAGTACCAGCAGATGGAGACACACCTGCAGAACCAGCAGTACCTGGAGAGCAGATCATCGGAGTGAAAGGTGGCACCCAAACGTTTACAGCAGATCAAACTATTATTGAGAATGATGTAAGGATTGAAGGAGCTACACATTCAGTCGAAGATGTTTCAACAGATGCGGGCAATGGACCTACATTGGCTACACATAAACATAAAGAGATACCGGGTAGCGGCGATCCAACAGATACAACGGTAGCAGACGCGTAAGGAGGAGAAAATGAGTTGTGGACCAGCGGCAGGATTAAAAGGACTAGCAGATAAGATAGAGGCTGCTAATGATGAATTAGATAGTTTATTGGAGAGTGCCACAGGTGGTATTACCGATTTACTTGACAGCTTAGAAAGCATAGTCCAAGAGGAAGTTAATGGCATTGAGGATAAACTTACTAGTATGATCCCTTCATTGTTAGATCCTCCGCCCGATAGTATTTTAGGACAAGTACAGGATATTGGTAAACTCTTAGCTTTGGGTGTTGTTGCAGGACCTCAGGTACTTGCAGCAGCAAAAAACTTTGAAACAAAATGGGGCGGCATTCTTAAATCTAATCCAGTCTTTGATGGGGACTTAGAAATAAGTGACATCGGTGGAATGGTGGATTTGTTAAGACAGGGAGCAGCAGATATAGACGGTCTATGTAAACTTCTCCCCAACGTAAAAGATGACGGAATTGTTATTAGCATTTTAGCGTCTCCTGTAAGTTTCCCTGAAGTAGATGCAGTCGCTATGATAAAAGGACACAAATTACCAGAATTGCCAAAACCCAAATTTGAACTTGAAGTTGGTAGACAGAAGAAGGAAGCAGAAGCATCCTTTGTAAACTATGAAGTTCCTAAGATTTATTTTGGCCCAAGAGGTTAAAGGAAGTATAAATACAGTTATGGCCATAACAAATCTATCATTAAGTAAGATATATAAAGACATAGACTTCGGGTTTAAGGCAAACCCGGCATCTGGCGACCTTTCTAAGAAAATAGATGTTAAAGCTGTGTTGCAGTCTGTTAAAACACTGATCATGCTTAACTATTACGAAAAGCCGTTTCGCCCAGAGATTGGGACAGGAATTCGGGGGCTATTGTTTGAACCGCTGTCTCCTGTAGTCGGTGCTACATTAGAAAAAATAATTGAGCAAGTAATAGAATCATATGAGCCTAGAGCAAAAAAGATTAGAGTTATTTCAGAGCCAGATTATGATAGTAATACATACCGCATGACCTTAGAGTTTTACGTGGTTGGTATTGAAAGTCAACAAAAACTACAGGTAGAATTAAAGAGGTTAAGATAAGCAATGGCACAATTAAACGTAACAGAACTAGACTTTAACAATATAAAACAGAATTTAAAGGCTTATCTATCTTCCCAAGAAGAATTCTCAGACTTTAATTTTGAAGGTTCTGCTTTGAACGTCCTGATGGATACCTTAGCATATAACACGCATTACAACGGTATGTTGGCTCATATGCTTGCAAATGAAAACTTTTTAGACAGTGCCATTAAAAGATCCTCGGTTGTTTCTTTAGCCAAAGCGCTAGGCTATACTCCTGTTTCTAAAAGAGCGGCAAGTGCTAGAGTCAATATTTTACTCTACCCAGATCCTTCGTATACACCAACAGTTTACACACTAAGCAGAGACACACAATTTAGAGCAACACTTGATGGAAAATCTTATGTATTTTATCCACAAGAAGATCGCTTAATTCCTCTAGTCAACTCAAACGGAGTAGACTTATTTTACTTTGCGGATGTTGAGATTAAAGAGGGTAGACGACTTAGCAATAGTTTTTTAATTGATTCTAATAGTAGATCAGGACCTTTAGTGGTACCGAATGCCGACATTGATACAACAACATTGAGAGTAAGAGTACAAAACTCAGCAACAGATGTTGGCGTTAGAACGTTTGTTAAAAAGTCTGGCTTTATAGATGTTAAAGGAACTGACAATGTTTATTTCTTGGAAGAAGGCCCTACAGGGCTTTATCAATTAAGGTTCGGAGACGGTGTTATAGGACAAAAGTTATCCGAAGGCAACATTGTAATTATAGATTATCTAAACACTTCAGGTATTAATTCTAATACCGCAAAACAATTTACTATTACAGACGTTTTGACAGGTTCTGGAGAAACACTATCAGTTCAAACAGTATCACCTGCATCGGGCGGCGCTACAAGGGAAAGTGTTGATAGCATTAAAATTAATGCTCCACGATACAATGCTACAAAAGAAAGAGCAGTTACATCTAACGATTATGAATCACTAATTAAGATTGAAAATCCATCAGTACAATCTGTATCTGTTTGGGGAGGAGAAGAAAACGATCCTCCTATGTACGGAAAAGTATTTGTCTCGTTGAATCCGTTTCCTGGCAGTGTTATTACAGAAAATACCAAACAAAAAATTCTAACAGAAATTATAACTCCTAGAGCACCTATTGCTATTGAGCCAGAATTTATAGATCCAGAGTATACTTATGTTGGAGTTAAAACAGTCGCTACATATTCTGTCAAAGAAACAGCACTAACATCTGGACAGATTTCAGCTGCCGTTAATGCCGCAATACAGGGCTACTTCACAACTGAATTAAATATTCTAAATAAGAGTTTATATTATTCTAGATTGCATGAAGTAATCAAAACAGTTTCGCCATCTATTATTTCAGTGGCTCTCAACCTAACTATACAAAAAAGAATCTCTTTAGTAGATTTAAATGCAGTTGGAACATTGTTCTCAAACTTCAATGAAAAAATTCAACCCAGAACTTTACACACTACTTGGTTTAATGCTGTTGTTAATACACAAACATACAAGTGCAAAATTATTGACTTGCCAGAAGCAACCGTAGTATCACCTAACCACAATGGCTTTGGTAAACTTTGGTTACAATCTGATACAGGTAAAAATATTGCAGAGATTGGAACTATTAATTACGACACTGGTAAACTTACTATTTTAAAACTTCAAGTGTCCTCTTTATATGGCACTGAGACACATTTACGTCTCACAGTAGACCCACATAATACGACTAAGGATATTACAACAGATATCTTAACTAGAACATCAGAAATAAAAGAGTCTGCTGTTGTAGCGAAGCCATCGAAAAATACAATTATAACTCTCAATCAAACAGTGGGAGATATCATAACTGGAGCAAGATCTTCATTCATAATTGAAGCAAAACCAAGAGTAAAAGAGACACTGTAAATGTCAAATATAATACCAAGTTATTATAGATATATTTCAGGATTAGTAATTACTAATGCGGGATCTGGGTTTACCTCGGTTCCTGATATCGTAATTTCTGGTGGCGGTGGTACTGGCGGTGCCGCGGTTGCCGAAATCTTTAATGGTAGAATTATAGGCGTAACACTTACCAATATTGGTACTGGTTATACTACATCTCCTAATGTTGCCGTAGTGGGCGGCGGTGGAAGTGGTGCAGTTATTACTGCTAACGTATCCTTTGCCTCAGGTGTGGGTGAGATAGCTAATGTAAAAGCTAGTTCTCTTATAGACAAAGATCTTCCAGAGTTTGTTAGACAAGACCACCCAGAATTCACAAATTTTATTAAGAAATATGTTGCTTGGATGGACCAAGAAGGCAATCCAAATAATATACTTCTAAACAAAAAGTATAATGATATAGATTCTGCTACAGAAGCAGAGCTGCTAAAGTGGCAAAATCAATTAGGCAGGGACTTGCCTAACAGTTTAGCAGTAGATAAAAAGACCCTACTAAAAAGATTAAAAGATCTTTATGAGACAAAAGGATCTAGAAGATCCATAGAACTATTCTTCAGATTATTGTTTGACGAAGAAGTTACTGTTTACTACCCACAGGAAGAACTATTAAGAGCATCTGACGGCAGATGGGTTGAAGATAAGGCGATTCGTGTATCTGGTATTGCAGGACAGGCTGACTTACTAACATACCAAGGCAAGTTAATTGACATTCATGTCTTTAAGACTGTTGGTACACTTACAACATCAAAGATCATTGAAGCCACTGTAACACAGGTTGAAAAAATTGCCTACTCTAAACCCACAACTTATGAGTTCATAGTTCAATTACCAGCCGGCACAACGAATATAGACGGACCGGGTGCAGACGCCTCATTAAATATAAATGTAACTGCTGGAGTAATTACATCTGTAGACGTATTGATAGCAGGATCTGGATATAATGCAGCGCCAGTACTGGAAATATATGACAGCGCAGGCACAGGAGCAGATTTAAGAGTAATTGTTGAAGACGGAAAAATTGCTAGCGTAACTGTTGCCGACGGTGGTTCTGGTTATGTTGCCCCCGAATATATTTTAAATTATGATAGCATTCAAACTTATGTCACTTTAAGAGGCGAAACAGTACCTGAAGGATATTTAATTAGAACACTGAACAGTGTTACTACTGTCACTCCTTACACTGGAGACAATCTTAATTTACGAGTTGGTAATATTTTTGAGATTAATGAATCAGGAGACGACGGCAGAGGATATGCCCTAGATTATTTTGCAGAAGAATACACATATATCGGCGGCGACAACGGCGCTTATATTAGAGTAGAACGAGTAGACACAACCGGAATGCCAACATTGTGGTCAATCGTACAATCTGGTTCTGGCTTCTTAGGAGCAGATACAACTTTGCCCATTACAACACCAAGTGGGTTAAATTTTAATATCAAATTAATTACAGGGTACTTATATTCTTATCCTGGTAAATACTTAAATGATAGAGGCAAACTATCGGACGTAAACAGACTACAAGATAATAGAAAATATCAAAAGTATTCTTACGTTGTTAAAACCGGAATTCCACAAAGCCGATGGAACAAGTCTATAAGAGAATTGGTACACCCCGCGGGTATGGAAGTTTTCGGCGATCTAATTATTAAACACAATATAGATTTTGGCGCAAACTTATCTATAGTAACAGACGGTGTTATCTTCAGTAAGTTCTTTGCAACTGATGATGTTAATGCTTCTGTTATTGTAGTTAGGCTACATATTTACAAAAACTTCTCAGAGGCATTAAATGTTTCTGAAAGTGTAAGTAAGACTTTCGGAATTAATAAACAAGACACCACCACACAAGGTGAGTCGGTACTTCAACTATTTGAAACAAGTAAATCTGATACAGCAAATGTGTCTCAGATATTTGATAGAGTGGTGGATTATAATAGAGAATTTCAGGAGGCACAAAATGCCACTGATATATTCGAATCATTAATTTCGTACAATAGGACGTTTACTGAAAATCAGTCAACTTCCGAATTAATTGCTAAGGTACTAGGCAAAGCAGAATCAGAAACAGTAGCACTTTCAGAAGATACTGTTTATGATATGCAGAAAGGTATACAAGAGAGTCTCACAGCAGTGGGCTCATTTGGTTTAGAATTTAATCAAGGCACTATTACAGACTCTGTAACGGCTACATCATTGCCCGCAATTACGGCAGGTATTGTACCACACGAAGAGGAGGCTCAGACGTTTGAAGAATTGCATATTCTAACAAACAGTTATGCTGCCCAAGATTATTTCCTGGAAGATTACGTAGGGAGTATTATTTCCTATATAAATAAACACAAGAAACTAGTGTTAACGGCGTCTGCTATAGATAGCGTTGCACTTAATACAACAACAACTTTAACCCCAGATTCCACTAGTAGCTCAGACTCTGGAATATTAAACTTACAGGATTACGCAGGAGATGTATTCGGCGGAGATTATGTAGGTAGTGGATATGGAATTTAAACAAATGGAGAATAACAATGTTTAATAAAGATAGCCTTAAGGCTAAAGGTAAAGTCCATGTAGTCGTTAAAGACGCTCAAGGTTTAGTAAAAGAAGAATTTACTACTAACAACCTAGTCGTTGACGCAGGTTTAGATTTTATTGCATCAAGAATGAATTCTACACCTGGAGCGATGTCACACATGGCAATTGGTTCAGACGATACAGCAGCAACTTCAGTCGATACCCAGCTGGGTAACGAACTGGCAAGAGTAGCTCTAACTTCTGATACTGTTACAAATAACTCTATTGAGTTTGTAGCATCATTTGCTGCAGGTACAGGTACAGGAGCAATTACAGAAGCAGGCGTTCTTAACGGCGCATCTGGCGGCACTATGCTTTGCCGTACAGTGTTTTCTGTAGTTAACAAAGGCGCTCAAGATACTATGACAGTAACTTGGACCGTAACTATTTCTTAATAGAATAGGAAAATATAGTGGCAGTATTACTACGACAAATTGGAAGAGCAGAGTTAGCAAGATCCTATTATAGAGATATAATTAATGGATATGATATCTTTAACTTTGCGGTAGGTAAAACTACACCTTGGGCTGATGAAGAATCGCCTGAGCTTCCAATTGACTCAGATTTATATGTGAACAATTTCAAAAATGAAACATTGTTTCTACAAAAAATAAATCCAGCAGATATCTGTCTACTAGCAAGAAGAATTGACTGGACTAGTGGGACTGTTTATGACACTTACGACATAAACTACTCCCCTAGTTCATTGTCATATTCAGGTGCGTCTACGTTACATGAAGCGAACTTTTATGTAATGACAGACGAATATAAAGTGTACAAGTGTCTTGGCAACAATTATAATGCTCCAAGCACAATAAAGCCTAATAGTATTAGTTCTTCAGTACACGAAACTTCCGACGGGTATGTATGGAAATTTTTATTCCAAATTGCATCCTCGGACAGGACAAGATTTTTAGACTCCGAACATATACCAGTTAGAAAACTAACAGGAGCCCCAGAGTTCGACGTCAACGGTGAATTAGATTTAATCACCGTAACAGCGCCAGGTAGCGGGTATACCTCAGCACCGGCAGCTGTTATAACAGGAGATGGTATTGGGGCAACCGCAGAAGTTACCGTAGTAGCAGGAGAAGTTACGGCTATTAATATTACAAATGCCGGCTCAGGTTACACCTTTGCATTCATCTCATTAGTGGGCGGCGGTGGAACTGGCGCAACAGCATCGGTATCACTCGGTGACGTTGATGCTCTCCCTTCACTCCAAACAAACGTAGAAGGTTCTGCAGTTTCTGGAACGTTGGACAGAATTGATATTGTTACAACAGGACAGGATTATATTGCCGGCGATGCTAAATGTGTGGTTGAAGGCGACGGATCTGGAGCAGAATGTACAATATTTGTAGCCCCAGGAACAGGAGCTATATTAGGAGTAGAGATTACAAATCCAGGATCTGGATATACATGGGTTAACGTTACAATTGTTAATACCGACCCTGCAGCCACTGGCTCGGGAGCAACGGCTCGTGGTGTTATATCTCCTCAGGGCGGACACGGATCACACCCACCCAAAGAATTGTTTGCTACTACTCTCGGTATTACTATATCCCTTGCTGATAATAGTAACGAAGATTTGATAAAAGGAAACGATTTTAGACAAGTTGGACTAATTAAGAATGTCCAAAATTATTCAGACAGTAACATATATAATAACCTCACAGGAACAGCAAGTTTTATAGTTAATGTAGATCTAGCTGATGCTTCAAAATATGTTGAAGACGATATCATTCAAAGTAATGATAAAGGTAGATTTAGAGTAATTACCTCAGTCGCAAATAGCGATGGATTAACTCAAGACGTATACTTACAAGGAATTGTTCCGTATATTACGGTAGCTAGTATATTAGAAAATACCACTCAAGGGGAGACTGGAATGACTATAAATAGTATTACAGCTCCCGAGGTTAATATGAAAACCGGAACTCTAGTGTATATAGAAAACAGGCCTGCTATTACAAGATCTACAGATCAGGTTGAAACTATTAAAGCTATAATTAATTTTTAGGAAAAATAAATGGCAATTAACTTAAACGCATCACCCTACTTCGATGATTTCGACGCGGACAAAAGATTTAATAGAATTCTTTTCAAGCCAGGAGTCGCAGTTCAAGCTAGAGAGCTTACTCAGTTGCAAACATTGTTGCAACATCAGACTTCTAAGTTGGGAGAGTATGTTTTAAAAGAAGGTGCAGTTGTAACTGGCTGTGCTGAATCACTCACTGATTTGCCATTCATCAAAGTTAATGACACAGATTTTAACGGTCTTTCAATCGAAAATACTGATCTAGCATCATACGTTGGAGATACTGTATACGGCGAAACTTCAAAACTAAAAGCAGTAATTCTTAAGGCTACAACAGGATCAGAATCAGAAGTGCCTGACATGAAGACGTTTTATCTTCAATATACAAGCTCTTCTCAAAACTCTAGTTTTCAAGATCATTTCATAGCAGGCGAAACACTACACGTAGGATCTCGAGATGCATCTGATGTAGCTACAGCTAGAGACGGTAATACGTTTGTTGTTAATGGCGTAAACGTAGATAGTAAAAATAGATATTACGGTGAGGCTAAAAAATTAAAGCTAGGTGCCGGTATCATTTATGTGCGTGGACAGTTTGTTATAACCAATCCAATGGAAGTTTTAATCGACAAATACGACACATCGCCAAATGAATATCTCGTCGGCTTTGAATTAGTAGAAAGTGTAGTTGAATCGGGCGATGATGAAACATTGTTAGATCCTGCCAGTGGCTCTTATAACTTTAATGCACCTGGCGCAGATAGATATAAAATCCAAGTTAAATTGGTATCCATAAAAACTGCAACTGAAGGAACGACAAATTCCTTTACAGTACCTGAAAACTTTTACAAATATGCAGACTTTAGGTACAGCAACTTTAATAGAGCGGTTATAGAGTCAGATCCTTTAAATGGATTGGGTAAAGAACTTGCCATTAGAACTTTTAATGAGTCTGGAGACTATACTGTTAGAGGTCATAAAGTTAGACTCAGAGAACATCTAAATGACGGGCAAGGCAACGGTGGTGTTCTAGACTTAGCTGACGGTGGCGACTCCACAAAATTATTTGCAGTAGTAGATCCTGGCACATCTGTTGTTAAAGGTTATCCTAGAAAACTTAACGAATCTAGAAAGATCGAGGTTGAAAAGTCTACAGACTATGTTCTACGAGAATCTATTCCAATAAGTACAGCTTACGGAAACTATATTGTTGTTGATAACATCTCAGGCATCTTAGACGTAGATGGCGGCGGTGGTGTTGATTTATATGATACTGCATTCACCAATAGCAGATCCTTATCTGGTAATAAAATTGGTTCAGCAAAAGTTAGACATTATGTATACGAAAGCGGGACTATCGGAACAACAGCTGCAAAATACAGAGTTTATTTGTATGATATTAAAATGTTCTCAGGAACGTTTGCTAGTGTTAGATCAATATATTTTGATCACTCAGACACCGACGGATTTGCAGATGTTGTATTAGAATCAAGTAAGGCTGTTCTAAAAGAAACTAACTTCAACAAACTTCTTTGGAAGATGCCTTACAACGCAATTAGAAAACTAAGCACAGACGGTGGTGGTTATGATTATAACTTCACCTATACAAAAGAGTTTGATGTGTCCTTGGGATTAACAGGGCAACTTACAATTACTCTAACCGGCGACGAAACTTTCCCATATTCAAGCTTTACTCAAACAACTATTGAAAACAATTTTATTATGTTGTTGAAAGGAGCGGTAACGTTAACACCTGGCGGTCTTAAAGGCGCAGGTGATTACGTAGATTTGACAGGAGCAACTTTTACAAAGAACAGCTCACAATCAATCACTATTAACTTAGGAGCAACATTAGCTTTAGCAACAGACGTAAGACTATATGTTAATGTTCAAAAGGCAGACGACTCCCCGATTGGAAAGTCTTTAATAGAAGACAAGTATATTAAAATTGATACTTCTTCTCACGTTCAAGGTACAGCAGGCACTTATAGCTTGGGTGTATCTGACGGATTTAAAATTAAAAGCATTACAGCATCATCTAACTCTGATTATGAGACTGGCGCTATAGACGTAACGAATCAATTTACATTTAACAACGGGCAAACAGATAATACTTACGGACATTGTAAAATTGTTAAAAATGTTTCGAGTACATTAAATCTCAGTTCTTATCCTTACTTGCTGGTTAAGTTGGACTACTTTACACATACTGTTTCTCAAGCATCCTTCTTTTGTGTGGATTCATACCCAGTTGACGATACTGGAGCAATCGGTATTAAAACTGAAGAAATTCCTATTTACAAGTCACAAAAATATGGCGACTTTAATCTCAGGAATGTTATTGACTTTAGGCCTAGAATTACAGACACAATTACACCTGCAAGTTCAGTTGCTTCAGCACCTGTCAATCCAGACGACCAAGAAGTTATTGACAGACCTGCAACAGGCTTAACAAACCCTGTTCCTGTACAAGAGTTTACAACAGACTTAGAATATTACAGAGCAAGAGGTTGTAAGATTGTACTAGACTCAGATGGTTTCTTTACTCCAGTTTATTCTGAATATTCAGACAAACCTAAATTGCCAGTAACACCTGTTAAGTCAATGGAGTTGGCATCGTTTATCTTGTCTCCTTATCCTACGCTTTCTACTAAGGCAGCAATTAATGTTAACAGAAGCGATTTGGGAATTACGGTAAAGAATACTAATAACAAACGATACACAATGCGAGACATTGGCGTATTAGAAAAGCGTATTGAAAACTTAGAGTATTATACAACTCTATCCATACTAGAGAAAAATGCAGCAGACCTTACAATTTTAGATGGAAACAATCTAGACAGATTTAAGAACGGTATATTAGTAGATGCATTTACAGGTACTAATATTGGAGCAGTAGCAGATCCAGATTATCACGCAGCGATTGATCCTAAAAATCAAACTCTACGTCCGTTCTTCCATAACGAAAATATTCCTTTAAGGGTTAATGTAACAGGAACAACGGGTAATATAAGAAACAATATAGGAACACTGCCATACACGAATACAGTGATGCAGTCTAACTACCAGTGTAGTAAACCTAAAAACTTGGTAACAGAGTTATTGTTTAATTATGTTGGTGACATTAAAGTTAATCCTCCTGTGGACAATTTTGTAGATACGACGGTACTTCCAGATGTTACTACAAACTTTGACGGCAATTTTGATGCTTGGCAGCAAATGGCTGATGCTTGGGGAACGCAATGGGGTGTTTTTGAAGACGTTGGCGCAGCACAAGTTACAAGAGAGTCTACAAGTGTAGAGCGAGCTGTTGCTAATGGCACAGGCGGAGGAAGTCAACAGACGGACACATTTACAACTACCACAACCTCACAAAGACAAGAGGCAATTGGAACTTCCATCAGTATTACTGAGGGAGAAAGAGAATCTGAAAGAATCGGACCTAGGGTAGTTAGCACAAACATTGTTGGCTTCATGAGAAATATTCAGTTGACAGCCACTGTTACACGAATGAAACCTAACACTAGATTGTATCCTTTCTTTGACGGAGAGCCAGTATCAAAATATTGTGTTCCTGAATCCGCCAGAACGACATCAGGACTTACTGATACAGATACAAGAAGACAAATTTTTACAGACGAAAACGGTAGCTGTACATTCTTTTTCAATGTACCTAAGGGTGTATTTAGAACGGGTTCTCGTATTCTAAGAGTAAATGACGACCCACAAGATAGAGCCAAATTCTTAACAACAGAAGCAGAAGTATTATTCCAATCATCTGGATTAACTAGTGAAGTTCAAGACACTATTGTTTCAATGAGAACAGCTCAAGTATCTTCTACGCAAACAACAAGAAGTAGAGTTGTAACAGATACAAGTTTGGAATATACTCCTGGATCAGGAACACCTTTACCTCCTCCTACAGTTACAGTAATTCCAACACCAGTACCTGTTCCTGTTATTGAAACAATTACAATCAACAATCCAATTCAAGTTCCAGTACCGATTCCATCAACACCAGTACCTGTTGAGGTTCCAGTTCCTGTACCAGTAGACAACCCTATTATTGTTGAAGTGCCCGTTGAGGTTCCAGTTCCTGTTGAGGTTCCAGTTCCTGTACCAGTGGTAGTTCCTGTACCAGAGCCTGAACCAGAACCAGTGGTTGAACCCCCGATTCCTGACGTTGATTGGGGCATGATTGATGTCTGGGAAGGGCAGAACTTTATTGACTTCGGATTTGGAACTTTCGGTATGGATCCACTTGCTCAAACCTTTAAGGTTACTGGGCACCCAGGTGGTGTCTTTATTGACTCAGTTGATTTGTTCTTTGAAACAGTTTCAACAACTAACGGAATTAACCTACAAATTAGAGAAGTGATTAACGGTGTTCCAGGAGCGAGAGTACTGCCTTTTGCAGACAAATACGTTGGTCCTGAAGATATGTTTACTTCCTATATGGAAGGGTCAACACCGGTATTCAATTCAACAAACTTTAGATTCGACGCGCCGGTATTTTTACAAAACGATACATCATACTGTATTGTACCTATGCCTGAAGGAAACGATGAAAACTTTAGACTCTGGGTATCAGAACTTGGAGAGAATCAAGTAGCTACACAGGATAGAATTTCTAAACAGCCACATGACGGCATATTGTTCTCCTCGGCAAACAATATTTCATGGACACCAATCCAATCAGAAGACATGATGTTTGCTATTAGAAAGTGTGTGTTTGATATTTCTTCAAATAAGACAATTAATCTTAATAACAAAAATATGGATTGGATCAGTTTTGATTCTTGGGCTACAACAGCTAATACTAGTTTTGAACCAGGAAGATTTGTACACTCATTCAATCCAACAATAACCTCGGGTGGTGCGGGATATACTTCTGCGCCTACGTTAACGTTCTCAGGCGGCAACGGATCTGGACTAGCAGCAACAGCAACAGTTTCGGGCGGGCAAGTCAATTCGATCACTATTACAAATCCGGGATCAGGATATACAGCGGCGCCTACTGTTAATGTGTCGGGTGGCGGTGCATCTACAGACGCAACTATTACATTGTCTCTAAACGTTGGACAAGTTAAAGAATGGAACAGTTTATATAATTATGGAGCCATTGAAGTATCTTCTGGAGTATTTACTGTAGGAGATATGGTAGGATCTGTAGATACTTATGCTACTATTACTTCCTTTACCAACAAAATTGTAGATGCTGTTGCTCTAACCAGTGGACAATTAAGTCCTTCTCAAACATCACTACAATCACAGATCGCCTTTACGAAAACAGGTGCTACTCTTAATACAACATATTCAAGCATCTCCTCAGGTGTTACGGAAGAGTTGGAAGCACAACATACAATCTACTCTTACTCAGAAGAGTCTAGACTATACAGTGGCAACAAAACAGGTAATGTTAGATTTGTAATAGGCAGTTCTAACCCTAACCTATCTCCTGTATTGGATATAGAACAGATCTCAGCGCTATGTTTGAAGAATGATCTAAACAATACAGCAGCCACTGAAAATGGAAGAAGAGGCGGAGACGCTTCTAGTAGATATATTTCTAGACGTGTTGTTCTAGATGAAGGACAAGATGCAGAAGATCTAAATGTATACTTAACCGCAGATGTTCCTCCAGGTTCAAGCGTGTTGGTTTATGGTAAGTTCTTAAACTCTGCAGATGATGGCAGCTTGTTAGACGACGCATACTGGCAACCACTAACACTCAAATCTCCTCCTTTTGAAACACAAGCAGGATATCAAGAATACTTGTATGGACTTGCTGATAAAGGAAGCGGTAATGCAGGATTGAATAGTGGTATATTTGAGTATGATGTAGAAACAGTAGGTTCGATTGCGGTTACAGCAGGCGGAAGCGGATATACTTCTCCTCCTACTGTACAAATTACGCACAGTGGTGGCGGCTACGGAGCTAAGGCAGTAGCAAATATTACTGGATCAGTCGTATCATCTATTGATATAACTGACGGTGGTAGAGATTATGATGGCGGTACAATTACAATAACAATATTAGGCGGTGGTGGCACAGGGGCTACAGCAACGGCAAGTTCTTCAACTGTTACATATAGCAGTTATAAATCCTTTGCAGTTAAGATTGTCCCACAAGGTTCAAACACAGCAACACCTCCTTTGGTTAAAGATATGAGAGCAATTGCACTACAGGCTTAAAATTATGAAGACTATAAATACTACATTAATAAGCCTAGACGATTCCGCAGAGTTAAAGAGAGACCCTCACTCTAAGGCATTGTTAAGCACTAGTATTAACAAGCTCGAAGCGTATCGAGAGAAAAAGAGAGTTAATTTACAACAGAAAATGCGTATAGATCAATGCGTAGATGATATAAATACTCTTAAACAAGAGATGACAGATATTAAAGTAATGTTAACTCAAATTATTAATAAAATTAATTAGAAGGTAAAGACATGGCAACAATTACATTAAGATCAGTTAAGGGTAGTCCTTTAACTAATAATGAAGTCGATACAAACTTTACCAACCTAAATACTGACAAATACCAATCCGGGGACTCAATCGTAGCCGCTGATTTAACAGCATCCGGAGATTTTTCAGTAACCGGTGAGACTAAGCTTGGTACTACTTCGGGTGTTACAGCAGCAGGAACAACACAAGGTGACGCAACAGCGTTAACAAAAACCTTCCACGTTGTAACTAATGCGACGGCAGCACAAGGTGTCAAACTACCAGCAGCAGAAACCGGTAAGGTTGTTACAGTATTAAACGACACTTTGGTAAGTATTAAACTATGGCCTGAATCGGGCGATCAAATAGACGGTGGTAGCGTAGACGCAGCTAGAGATCTAGGTCCTGGCATGACTCTGAGGCTTGTAGCGATCTCAGGCGTTAAATGGAATTCGCTTTCAGATACACTAATTTTTAACAGCTCAGGCACGAGGATTAATTAAGAATGAGACCTTTACGAATCAAAGCATCAGGCACTCCTATAACAGGTGCAAATTACCAGGGCTTACAAGAGATGAGCGATGGTGAAATTAATCAATATCTCTCAAATGTTATTACACAAAAGTTTGCCGATGACTCTGATGGTACAGGCACAGCTGAGTTAAACATTAACGGATCGGGTACTGGCATTGGTACATTCGTTGATACACAAAGAAACGATGCAATTGGCGCTCACCCTTCAGGTGGAGCTACCACAACTACTAATTACGCATTTAACCAAGTAACAACAGCAGCAACCGAAAGTATTACTGATAGAGTAGTTGGTTGGGATAACGCAATCAAACAAATGACTGACGGCGACTTAGATACTGACGTTTTAGATAAAGCGATTGATAGTATGGTTACCGAATCAGATTACACCGTTGGACAGTATTCACTTAGACCTACTGCTCCTACAGGCGGCACGTGGACATCTAGATATACAATTACAGACACCGCACAAGGCGGCAACTCCACAACTTACTTGTGGCAAAAGACTGCACCTACATCTAGCCCCAACTCAGATTTAGCAGCACTTAAAACTGACGGATCTTCTGTTAGAATGATGAGCGATGCAGAAATGGAACAGATGGTTCCTAGTTTTAGAAATAGAATCATAGATACAAATATCGGAACATACAAGGTACAACAATCTGCTCCTTCATCTGGTGGTACTTGGGTACAGATGGGAGATTCCTTTAGTAACACTCAACAGGAAATAGAATCTGAAAACTATGTAGGGAACTACACAGGATCTTACACCGGGGCTTATAACCAGGCGTTCTCAGGAACATATGCAGGTAACTACACGGGCGCCAAAACATACACCGGTAACTATTCTGGAACATATGCAGGTAACTACGTGGGTGGTTATGTGGGCGCCAAAACATACAGTGGAAGCTACTCAGGTAACTACGCAGGATCGTATCAAGGTAACTATGCAGGAACTTCAGCATATGCTGGAAACTATTCTGGATCGTATCAAGGTAACTATGTTCTATATTACGCAGGTTATGCACACGCTACATATACAGGATACTATTCTGGAACGTATACGGGTTACTACACAGGACCTAAGACATACACCGGGTACTACACTGGAACGTATACTGGTTACTACACAGGTAACTATGTAGGAACTTCAGCATATTCCGGAACCTATACAGGTTACTATGATGGAACCTATACAGGTAACTATGTAGGAACTTCAGCATATACAGGTTACTACACCGGCTCATATACTGGGTATTTCTCAGGATCGTATTCAGGCACATATGCCGGAACATACGCAGGCGACACTATTCAAGCGAGTAAAGAAACACTTTCAACCATTGCACTTTGGTTGAGAACTGCTTAAATAGGACTTGACAAGGCATTATATATAAGTTATAATGCCGTTATACATTTTAATTATGGAGTAAATTATGGCGAGAAGTAAAAAGAAGTTTGATGTCAAAGATGTCAAAGTTGAACTAATCGATCCTAAAAAAGCAAAAAAAGAACCTACCAAATTTGAATTTCCGTATTGGTCCAATAAGGAAGCAAAGCATCTTATTGCTACTATTGTTATGCCAGATGGCAGACGTAGCCTCGCTTCTATTATGGATAAGGATGGAACGAATCCCGACTATCTAGCAATACTAGAACAATTCACCGAAGAACAAATTGACGAAAATACCGCAGAGGGTCTAAAGCGCAGAAACGAAAATGTGCGTAGACAAATGGAAAGGCGAGAAGCCGAAGCAGCAAGAGCACAACAAGAATCACTGTTTGCATCAAAGTTGGAAGCATTTGAAATACCTCTTATTAAAAACTCTACCAACGTCGAGTTTAAAAAACTAATTCGAAAGTCCAAATCTCCTATGGAGGTAGCAGCATACGCTACGATATTGTTACAAAAAGAATTAGAATCCGAATAGGAATATATTATGTCTAAGCGAGAAGGCGACGGTTTTGTAATTGTCGCAACTAAAATGCCAGGCTACTTTAGAGCCGCAATCAAACTAGCAGAGTCTATTATAGACTTTTGGCCCGAAGCTAAAATTACTTTCTACACAGAAGAAAAATGGGTAGACACCGCACACCCAGAGTGCGAACTAAAACCTGGACAATATCAATTATTTGATAATGTAATTACATGGGAAGTCCCTAGTCATATTAGAGCTAAACTCTGGGCACTAGAACATACTCCATACGAAAGAACTTGTTATTTAGATTGTGATATGGAATGTTGGCATGAAGATATCCAAGATGTTTTTGATCTACTCGGCGATAAAGATTTAGTCTTTACAAAGATAAGACCTTACAATGCCAAACTAACAAAACTTTCAAACACAGAAGAAATGACTATGCACTGTGGTTGGTTTGTTTACAACGACAAACCTGATACACTGGCTCTAATGAGTGCGTGGTATGGTGAATACTTACACCAACAAACAAAAGAATATGATATCGCACATTATCCTATAGACGCAATTAAATGGGATACTTTTACAATGTGGCGACTATTAACTTACAGCGATCATAAAGTAAATTGGGGATTTATTAATGAGCCTGACGCAAGGTGGAACTTTGTAAACGGATACAAGGATGAAGAACTTCAAGGGACTGACATCGTTTTATACCACTACACAATTCCTAATTGGCAGCTTAAGTAATGAGTGAAGTCGAGCAGTGGAAACTTTACAATGAGTGGACATACGACAACTTCTTTTCAGAAATTAAAGAGACAGATTCAGTTTTAGAATTGGGACCTTTAATCGGATTCCACACAGAACTTATCCAAAGAAGAAAACCAAAAATTCTTAAGGTTGTAGAACCTAACACAGGTGACGCACTAGAGGCTTTAAAGGTTAAGACATCATTAAGTGATAATCAAATATACAATGGCACTGCAAATGATTATTACAAAGAACATAATGAGACATTTGATACGGTAGTTTGTTGCGGACTACTTTATCACTTGCTAGCACCAGAACACTTGTTAGAGCAGATAGTAAACCGATCTAAACCTAAAAGAATTATTATATCTAATTTAGAAGCAAAAGATTCTATTGTCAAGTATAATACTAGGGAAGATGGTAGAGAGGCGTTTGCTAGATCTGATGATAAAGGAATAACTAAACCTATTAGATATGGAGTTTCTTTATCTGCAGATACAACACGAGGTATGTTAGAAAGTGTTGGTTATAAATGTTTGAGAAACTTAAATACAGTAGGTATCTGGGATAAGTATATATATTATTGGCAACTATATGAGGTAGACAATGAAATGGGTTAACATAAGCGACGAGCTATTAGATATTCTTCAACCGTACACCGACTGGTTTTTTAGTCAAGACTTAACTGAACTTGAAAAACATATTGACGGGAAAAGAGCAGGCGACGAAACTATAGATACTGCCTGTGAAAAAGAATACTTAGATATGATTGTTGCAAAGGATGGCGCCCATGTTGGATACCCAGAACATACAAAATCTATAGATATATTAATGGACGAAAGAACTCCTCGTGAACACAGAGAAAAGTGTCAAGAGTTAAATAGAGAATTGTGTGCTTACTTAGGTGCTAGAAATCAAGCAGTTCAAGTTTACTATCCTAAAGACGGATTTATGGCCTGGCACAATAACTGGAATGCATCTGGCTATAATATTCTTTTATCTTATAGTCCAACGGGTAATGGATTCTTTAAGTATTTAGATCCTAAAACTAAAGAACTTGTTACAATGAAAGATAAAGCAGGTTGGGCTTGTAAAGTAGGATACTACGGAAGGGGTAGAGAACCTGACAAAGTTTATTACCATTGTGCAGGTTCATATGAAGATCGCCTTACTTTAGGGTTTGTTATTCCACATTTAGAATTGTGGCGTAACATGATTGAAGATATCTCAGGAGAAGATGCTACTTCTTACCAATAGCCATAAATCTATCGTAAAACTTTTTACCGTCCCACGAATAATAATATTGAATTGTCTTGCCACTATAATAAGTGTCCTTTAATCCTATATTTTCTATTAGCGCAAGTTCGCTATCAACACAATTAATGCCGTACATTTCTTCCATTACGTTAGAAGACTGACAAGCAAATATTGCATGCTTGTTAGCAGTATAAAGATCTTGTAACGGATACATCTGTTCGCACCCTAAAGATATAACAACATCTACATTCATCTGATTAAGTTCGTCAAACGCAAAAGGAACATCTAAGTTCCAGTGATTAATCTTAATGAACTCTTCTTTAATATAATGCCCATTAAAAACTTTAGATAACTCTAAAGCCTCAGGATCAATATCGACCAAGTGTAGTTGCCCTACAGATAAGTTTTCACAAAGCAGAGGCACTAAAGGAATACCTAACCAAGAATTTAGAACAAGAATATTCAATCCTTCTTCTTTCATATAGTGTTCTTCTAGAACTTTCTTTAGTTCTTCCACCATCCAAATACCTGCTTCCATAGTATTCGGATTGAGAGCCTGTCTAAAGTCCTCATGTTTATGCTTCATTTCATGTTCGACTTTAGCTAGTCCATCGCCCCAGTGTTGGAGACTGTTTAAAAAATTATAGTTCAAATTTGACATCTTCTTTCCTTCCCATTGAATCAAATAAACAAACGTAAGGCATTTGTCTATAGACTTGTTTTTCTGTATCATGGGGCCAAATATAACCTTGGTTATAACTGTACGCCCACCCAATTGGAAAATATTTAATCCTAGCAACACCGCGGTGTCCGAAGAAATTATCTATTCCCCTGTAATACCAAAGTATCTGTTTTAGATGCTTGTTAAGATATAAAGTAATATCTTCGGTATTTAAATTATCATTCCATCTTAAAACTGACGAGTTCAAGTCAGTATACTTATGTGGAATGTGTCTTGTATCTTTATATTGAGTTTCCATATCATGCCAGTGTGTCTTAATGAAACACAAACAATCCTCAGGATCAAACTCAACCCATTCGTCTAAGTTTCTTTGAATGATAACATCTAAGTCGAAAAACATTTTCTCGCCCTTTTGACGAACTACATTATCATCAAACAAGTACATTTTATTCCACCACTTTTCTAAGTTATTATTTTTAGGTAGTGGAATAACATTTATATCTTCAGACAATCCTCTAGGGTCTTCTGTTAAACAAAAGAACTTAAACTCTGAGCTAATGTTCTTAACACAGGATTCGTAAATTGCTTGAACGTGCTTGTGGGAATACTTGTTTCCCCACTTCACGGTATAAATGTTTATCATTGCCAATGCTTTAATAGTTTAGGATCTACCAACTCATCTTGTTTGGTGTGTCCTCTACTCTTATCCTCAAATGGTAGTAAGTCTACATTAAACACGCAAACAATACAACCTTCTCTATAAACTCCGACATCCATATCACCACTGTCCCAATCTCTACCTCTGTTATACGAATAGGCGTATTCAGATGGGAAGTAGTCCCACAGGTTTTCACCATAGATGCCCCATTTCCAACTGTGATAGTTATCTGTTCCGTCGGTATAAGTGAACCATATCTTTTCTTGATTCTCTAATACATCGTTCCAAATAATCTCACATTGATCATCGCTCCAAACTTGACAGGACCCGTTTGTGTATGCGCCGTGTGAAAGTTTGAATCTTCGTGTTTTCATTGGGCGGGGATCTTGCCACCATGAACGCATCTTTGTAGGACGCTCCATGTTGTAAGTAATGATAGGTTCTAAATCACGTTGAATGATGACATCCAAGTCAAAGAAAATAAAGCGGCCAGTAGGTTTATCGTCTGCAAAATTATGAGTATTGAATACAAACGTCTTGGGTCTATCCCAACATCTTGCCATGCCGTACTTGAAGTTGTCGCCACCAAACCAATACTTAGGATGGATATTGGGAATATCAGGAAAATCAATAACTTTAATATCATCTAAAAGTCCTTCTGCATCGTCGGTATAACAATAAAAATGAAAGTCGTGTTTTTTGTCGACATGCCGTTTCGTCATGTTATACAAACGATTAACAAAATGAGGCCCATACTTTGAGCCCCATTTAGAGCAGACTATATTTACCCTCATAGTTCTTCCACGACGTGTTGAATGACAAAATCTCTACCATACATCAAGCTATAGTTAACTAGCTCAGAAACAATATCCTTTGTCTTTTCCTCAAATTGATTTTTATTACAATGAACGACAATAGAAACAAACTTGCCGTTTCTAACAGAGTCGATTACATCGTCCGTATCTTTTTTATCCCAAGTATCAAAGGATCCAAAATACGCATCCGCTTTCCTTGTTGATTTATACATTTTTGCACGCTCCACATTTTAGTTTACAAATGTTGCTAGGGTCTAGTTTTAATTTATTATTGAAGTATGCTGTGTAAAAAGCATTCGTCAAAATAGACTCTAGCGGTTCTAACTTACAATTGTTGGCCTTCCAATTATATATGATGTCTGTATCTTCATAAGGATTAATGTCTGCTTCTAGTATTTCTCTAGCAGTGTAAACACACGGGAAAACATTTCCTCGCTTGTCTATGTAACATTTATTCTCAATTTTAGATTTACATCTAACCTTCTTCTCAAATTTAACTTTTACATCTACATAGTCTGCCTCTTTAGGTTTTGTTTGTAGAGTATCAAGTTCTATTAACTTATAGTCTGGAAGTTCTTTAACAATTATTCTTTCTTCTTTAACTGGTAGTTCAGGTGGCTTGTTTTCAATAAAAGTAAAGCCACTGAATTTATGTTTTTTGGATAACGCTCTTGCCTCTTCAATGTCATTATCAGATTGTGTGGTTCTAGTGTATTGCCAAAAAACACGAGCTCCACTCTTTAACAAGGCCTTTGCATTTGTAATTTGTTTATCAAAGTCTTTGTTATTAATGTCATCAATTGTAGCAGTGATGTTACCCATTTTTCTATATAGTATCCCGGTGCTACCCCACCAAAATTCATCATGTGATGTTAAGTCTGTTAATACATCTACACTCACACCTTCAAACTCTAGAAAGTATTCAGAGATGTCGTAAAAGTCCTCACATAAACTTGGCTCTTCTACGTCATTGGATAAAATTAACTTGGTCATTCTAGACTTTCCTAGAAAGTCCTTATTAAAGATCCTAACAACCTCATCATAGCTAAATCCATTTACTTCCATTTCTATTTCAGAAGGCAAGTAAGGATACAAATCTATAGACCTATTATAACAGTTTTCTACGTAGCTGTCAAGAGTATGAGTGTACCAATAAGGAAAGGTAACGATATCATCTGTAAGACTAATTGGATAGTCTTTGTTTTGTGTATTTAAAAACGGAAGTGATGGTAGTTCGTTAACTTGAAACTCTTGTTTGAATTCGTAGTTATAAAATGTTATGTCTTGTTCGTCTCTATCCCATTTTTGTATCAGATTCTGTACATATTTGTTCTTATGTATATAATATGTAACATTTTCGTCTTGCATTAAAACTTTATCAATACCACTGCCTTTGTACGATAAAAGGGCCATAGGATCATTTAATAAGACGTTTGGAGTAGTAAAAAGACTAACTCCATTATCCTTGGTATGTTGTATTAAGTCTATTTCTAACCACTGCTTTCCATACTTTGGAACATGGAATTGAATGCCGTCTACAAAGCCGTCTCGCTTTTTAGTGCTATTGATATTGTCGAGTTCTTCCTGTGTAGTGAAAACAAAGAAGTCAAAAGGCTGCTCAATCAGGTTCTTTGCCTGAGTATAGAAATTGTTTATATGGATTTGACTGTACTTACTATCCAGTAAGTTTGCTATTAAAGTTAGCTCCATGCCAATGCCTCAAAAGTTTCTCATCTTGTAATTCACTCATTTTAATCTGCGCCTTAGCTGCAGGGTCTGGAGTTAAGTCTGTATTAAACAAACAAACTTTATACTCCTCTCTATATTTATACTTCTCTTTATCCTCTTTATGATGAGCTCCTCTATTATAAGAGTAAACCCAATCCCAAGGAATGTTGCCCCAGAACTTTTTTTGTCTCCAGTAATGGTAGTTATCTGATCCTTTAAAGAATGTTTTAAATACTACATCTTGGTGTTCTAGAACATCGTAGTAAATTTTCTCACATTGACTCCCATTCCAACACATCATACTAGAATTAAAATAAGTTCCTCTAATATCAATAAAGAATCTCTCATGTTGTTGTCCGGGTGGTTGCCATTTAGATTCGATTATTCTAGGTTTGTTTGCTAGATTGTATAGATCGTTTATATTGTTTTGAACAATAACATCTAAATCAAAGTAACACCATTTACCCTCATAGCCTAGCCACTTATGAGAGTTGAATACAAGGAACTTAGCACGATCCCAACAAAAGTTTTCCTTTCCAAACCAATAGTCTGGATGCAGTGGCTCAATATTGGGGATAGGCGCGGTGGCGCAATCGAGTCCTTCTGCGTCATCTGTAAAACAGGTAAAGGTGCAGGGTCGAGTATAGTGTCTCTCAACCATTGCCTTTAAATTGTTTACATATTCAGGAGAATATTTACTTCCCCATTTGATACATACGAAGTTCATCATATCTTTTTGCTATGTCCTCTTGAACTGATTCTTGTCCATTCAATAATGCTATTGTTGCGTCTTTTATTTTACCACCATCAAACCAAAATGAATAAACCTCATTTTCGGGAAAGTGTTCAAATGTAAAACTCTCATGGTATAAAAACCTATCATCACCTGCATACTTTACCATATAGTAATCTTTATTCTTTTCCCAGTAATCATATATATGTCTGTTATCTTCCCACATCATCACACTAGAATTAAAATTGCTTAAATAATTATATGACCACCTACTGTCTTTGTGATAAGGGAATTCTTGAGGTTTCCAGTAAGTGTAACATATGATGGGGTTCTTGTCAAGCATTTTCCACAAATGTTCTATACCTTTTTGTATTCTAATATCTAAGTCTAAATAAAGAACTTTGCCTAAGTTTTCAAGTTTGAACAGTTTAACCTTTTCCCAATGCCCTTCAATTTCATGATCTATAGGTATTGTTGTTATATTTTTATTGAGTCCAATAGGATTATCAGTTACACAGACGCGGTTGTAGTCACCTGGAATAGAATTATAAATACGATTAACGTCCTCAGACGTATATTTGTCCCCGTATTTTAATGTCAAAATTGTTTTCATATCAAGTTATATTTTCTTATAAATAAACGAGTATAAAAGGATAACCCGTAAATGGCAACTGTTTCAAATTTAGTAATAGATCAAGGTACAACTTTTTCTCTTACTATGCAATTAGATAACGAAGACGGTTCAGATAAGGACCTGACTAGTTATACTGTGAATTCGCAAATACGAAAATCGTATTACAGTAATACTTATACAAGTTTTACAACCGCGAAAACAAATTTGACGGGCGAATTAACCATATCTTTAACAGCAGAACAGACTTCAAGTCTTAAAGCAGGAAGATATGTATATGATATTGAGATTTCCTCAAGTGCAGAAACATTAAGAGTGCTTGAAGGAATCGTAACAGTAACTCCAGAGGTAACCCGATAATGGCTATCAAGATAACTATACCAAGTAGTGGATCTTCAAACCGAGTAATTACTAACACCACCAAAAACTCTAAACAGGTGACCAGTGCTAAAGTAGAACAGCTCGCGAATATCGACATATCGAATGGTTTACAGGATGGTTATACACTGGTATATGATGAGCCTACGGGCAAGTGGGTAGCACAAAATATCGAAGCAGGACAATTGGAAAGCTTAGATGGTGGTACTTATTAAGAGTTTTAATTTATATTATAAAATTACAAACAAACATTCTAGGAGATAATAAATGGCAACAGTAATTCAAATTAAAAGAAGTACCGCAGCTACAGCCCCTACAACATCGGATCTAAACGAAGGCGAACTGGCGTATAGCCAGGATAAAGCCAACTCAGGTGATTCCGCGATTCTTTATATTGAATCGGTTGATTCCTCAAATCAACAGGTTGTACATAAAATCGGTGGTAAATTTTACACCGATATCGTAGACGGTGCCTCTTCTTCTAACACAGCTTCACAGCTTGTTAAGAGAGACGCAAGTGGAGATTTCTCTGCAGGAACAATTACAGCTGATCTTACAGGTAACGTAACAGGAGATTTAACCGGAGATGTCACAGGTGACGTAACAGGCGACCTTACTGGTAACGTAACGGGTAATGTCACAGGTGACGTAACAGGCGATGTAACCGGCGATATCACTGGTGCAGTAACAGGTAACGTAACAGGTGATGTAACTGGTGACCTTACAGGTAATGTAACAGGTAACGTAACAGGTGATGTAACTGGTGACCTTACAGGTAACGCAGATACAGCAACAACAGCAGCGGCACTAACAACAGCTAGAGCAATTGCTCTTACAGGTGACGTAACAGGTACAGTAAATTTTGACGGTTCAGGCGATGTAAGTATTGCAACTACAATGGCAGCAGACGCTATTGCACTTGGTACAGACACTACAGGTAACTATGTTGCCACAGTAGCAGACGCAGGAAGCGGCAACCTTACAGTAACTGGCTCAGGTTCTGAAACAGCAGGTGTAACACTTGATCTTTCTAACTCAGGCGTATCCGCAGGTTCATACGGTTCTACAACAGCAGTTCCTGTTTTAACAGTAGACGCTAAAGGTAGGGTCACTGCTGCAACTACAGCAGCAATTGCAACATCATTTGATATTGCAGCGGACAGTGGAACAAATGATACAGTAGCTGGTGGCGAAACACTTACTTTTGCTGGTACAGCTAACGAAGTAACAACAACCGTATCAGACAATCAAATTCAAGTTGGACTAGCAACAAACCCAACAATTGGCGGTAACCTAACTGTATCTGGTAACTTAACAGTTTCTGGAACTACAACACAGGTTAACTCTCAGACATTGACAGTTAATGATCCATTATTTAAAGTAGCAACTGGCAACTCTAGTGACGCTTTAGACATTGGTTTTTATGGTATCTTTAACGACGGCGCTGACAAATACTCTGGTTTATTCAGAGATGCTAATGACGGTAAATACAAAATGTTTACTGGCTCTAGCGTTGAGCCTACAACAACTGTTGACACTACAGCAAGTGGCTATTCCGTAGCAACATTGGTTGCCAACATTGAAGGCAACGTAACAGGCGGAACTATTTCTGGACTATCAGCAGCGATTGGTGTTGCAGACGGTGGTACTGGCGCAAGCACTTTTACTTCAAACGGTATCGTTTATGGTAACGGAACTAGCGCTCTACAAGTAACAGCAGCAGGCACAGAAGGGCAACTGTTAATGGCAGATGCTAGCGGCACGCCTGTTTGGGCAACACTAGACGGCGGTACGTTCTAGAATAATTAATTAAAGGAAATATTATGAGTGAACAAAATCCAAATAATGTAGTTGACGAATATATTGCATTACTAAGTGCAAAACTTAACGAAACAACGCAAGAAAATCTCGTTCTAAAAGCTAGAATGAATATCTTACAAAAAGAACGAGATGCTCTTACGGCTCAGTTAGAAGAGTTAAACATACAGGAGAAAGAGGAAGATGGTAGACACAGTAATCAAACTGAAGAGGTCGGAAACAGCTTCGGCGGTGCCCACGCAGGCTAACTTAGAAGTTGGTGAGGTTGCTCTAAATTTAGCAGACAAGATACTTTATACAAAGAATACCGACGGTGCGGTTGTAGCAGTATCTAACTATGTTGTAGGAGATGCCAACTTGGTGTTCCCAACAGGTGATTACGGCGACATGACTGCATCAAGTGTAGATGCTTTTGGTGTTGCAACTGAAAGATCTTATGATTGCCGAACTGCTCCTCCTGGAATACTTATAACTGAAGATTTCGGAACACTTTAATTCAAAATCTAGGAGTATAACCAATGACAACTCAAGTACAATTTAGAAGAGGTACTACAGCAGAAAACAATAATTTCACTGGCTTAGCCGGAGAGGTTACAGTTAATACTGGTAACTATGCTATGAGAGTTCACGATGGTGCTACTCAAGGCGGTCACGAATTGATGCTAGCTTCGGCTTCTAATATTTCAGGTAACATACCCTTTACAAATATTAGTGGTACGGTAGAAGCAGATACCCTCGCTGACGGCTCTACATTAGACGGCGGAACATATTAAATAATTTAGGAGATTAGAAATGCCAACACAGGTACAATTTAGACGTGGAACTGAAGCACAAAACAATGCTTTTACTGGTGCCGCCGGTGAACTTTCCTTCGATACAGAGAACTCAGAACTCCGTGTCCATGATGGAAGCACACAAGGTGGATATGTAATAGCAAAAGACTCAGCAGTTCCCACAACATCAGATGACCTTACAGAAGGGTCAACAAATCTATTTTCAACGAACGAACGTATTGACGATAGAGTAGCTGCTCTTTTAGCAGCAGGCACCGGCATCACATTGTCTTATGACGATGATGCTGGAACATTAACAATTAACGGACAATCTGGAGACATTACAGGCGTTACAGCAGGTAATGGTTTGACAGGTGGCGGTGAGTCTGGACTAGTAGAAGTTAATGTTGTCGGAGGAACAGGTATCAGTGTAAATGCAGATAGCATTACTGTTGATATGACGGACTTCAGCACTGACGACTTAGCAGAAGGTTCAACCAAGCTTTACTATACAGATGCTAGAGCACAAGCAGCCATTAGTGGCGGCACAGGTGTTACAGTAACATCTGGTTCAGTAGCAATTGGACAAGCAGTAGATACTACATCTAACCCAACTTTTGCAGGTGCTACATTTACAACAGACGTTGAAATGCAAGGCGATATTATCCCAGATACAGATAATACACATAGTCTTGGTAGCACAACAAAACAATGGAGGGACGTATACGTAGGTCCTGGTTCATTATATGTAAACGGACAACAGGTTGTTTCTGATAACTCAGGTACAATCACTGTTTCTGCAGATGCAAACCAAAACCTATCACTTCAAACAAGTGGTTCAGGCGATGTAGAGTTAGATGCAACTGGATCAGGTGTTATTGCAATTAAAGGACCTCTTCAACTAGAAGACGGTATTAATATTACAAACAGCGCCGGCAACGCAATTGCATTCACAAACCCAATCAACGTTGATTCGCTTGAATCTAAAACAGCAGATACAGACTTAACACTTACTGGTAAAGGTACAGGTAAAGTTTATGTCAATGATAATTTAGAAGCAACAGGCAACGTGGTGATTGGTGGAGACTTAACAGTTTCTGGAACTACAACAACTGTCAACTCTGAAACAATTAGTTTGGCTGATAACATTATCGACTTAAACAGCAACTTTACTTCTGGAACTCCTAGTGAGAATGCAGGAATTAGAGTTCTTCGAGGAGATTC